ATCAGATCAGATTACAGAAATTGATATAACAGATGGAGCTGGTTCAGCTTTGACACTAACAACAGGTTCATACATAACCGTATTTGGTGCAAGTGGTGATGTAGCAAATGATACAACACCAGATGGTTCAATTTTTGAAGAAACAGATACAGGAAAACACTATGTATGGAATGCAACATCGGATTCGTGGACAGAGATTGCATAACCATGGTGCCGGGAACCTTTATGACCTTACATATGGAGAGAATTAACATTGTCTGAGGAATTTGAAAATTTACTTGCTTTAGGTACTTCCTATCAAGCATTAGCTATTGGAGATACTTCTGGTGCAAAAGGTCAAAATGTAGAATGGTTTTCAACTGATCTAACAAGAACAGGCGGACCACAATTTTCATCTAAATACAGAATATCCTTAGCATTAGATGCCGAGAAATCTGTTGAAGTTACATTAAACAGTGGATCCAATTGGGTTAAATTAAATGGTGGTACAGCTTTAACAGCTAATTGTGCTTATGTATTTGATATACCAATCAGAGCTTCTGATACTTTTAATGTTCGTATTCCTGATGCAAGTGGAGCTACAGTTGTTTATTGTAGAGTCGACGAGGTATTTAGTGAAGGATAATGGGTAGCAATCCTCCTCAAGGTGGTGGCGGCGGAACCGTTATCAATGCTTTATCTGATGTAGAAGATGTAACAATTAGTGGTAATAGTTCTGGTGAAATTTTAAAGTGGAATGGTTCAGCTTGGATTAATCAAACTTTAGCTGAAACTGGTATCCAAACTACATTATCAAATGCTGCAATTAAAACTGCTTATGAAGCAAATGCAGATACTAATGAATTTTCAGATGCTGAACAAACTAAATTAGCTGGTATAGCTGCTAATGCAAATAATTATACACATACAACTAATGCTAATTTAACAGGCGAAGTAACATCAACAGGTAATGCTGCAACAGTGGCAGATGATATTATCGATGAAGCAAATCTTAAAGTTGATAATAGTCCAACAAATGATTATGTATTAACAGCCAAATCAAGTGCAGCAGGTGGCTTGACATGGAAAGTTGGCGGTGGAGGTAATCATACAGTTCAAGATTGGGACTTACAAGGTTCAACTCCAGCAGATCCAGGAACTGATACTGGTAGAATGTATATGAAAGACATTGACAGTAACAACGAAGGTCTCTTTATGAAAATAAAGAAAAATGGTACAGTAAGTGAAGTGCAAGTACTTTGAGCGAATTTAGAAGCTGCGTATATAAATACGACAGCAATGGTAAAGATTTAATAGCTGAAGAAATTAACATTGGCGGAGAAATTGAAGAATGGCCTCACAAATGGGAAGACCCTGTCCTTTATTGGGATTTAGTTTCTGATTCACCAGATATTGAAGGTGTTGATTTAGAAGAGAAATCTATTAAACGTGCATTGTTACGTTGGCAAGTTGTAATAAGTGATTTAAAATTTAGAAAATGGAGAAAGAATAAACCAGCTCCAAAAATTAGAATAGAATTTCGTACTGGTGAGAATGATGATTTATTTAGAAAAAGTAAAGGAACTTTAGCTTATGCATATTTCCCAGGTCAAGGAGCTGTATCTGGTAAAGTAGTTTTTAATGATGACAATTTATGGTCAACAACTGGTGAAGGTGTACCTCACATTAATCCAGATGGTTCTAGAGTTGTATTAAAAGCATATCTTTTAGAACATGTATTGATACATGAATTTGGTCATATGTTAGGATTAAGACATGACAAAGTCGATAGAAAAAGTGTAATGTATCCTTTCTATAGTGGTATATTAGATTTATCAGGTACTGATATCTTAAGAATACAAAGGAAATACGGAGCGAGAAGCATATGGAAAAAGTTGCTAGCCAGATTACAAGGATACTTCAACAGGAAGATTCAGTGAGATGTTCGAATGCTCTACATGCTTGGGTAGAGATTTTGAATTTAAAAGAAAACAGATACACTAGAAAATGTGTTAAATGTTCTTCAGAACAAGAGTATAAAGGAGGTAAATGGGATTGGATAGTATAAAGGATGAAATTAAATTATTACAACCTGAGCGTCCTTGTGATATCTGCAGGACTCCTAATGTAGAAGATATTGAGTTGAAATATGTACAAAAACAATTATCAACACAAGAGGTTATCACGCAATTAGATTGCTCTAAATGGAAATGGTATCATCATGTAAAATACCACCTTAAACCAGGTGTAGCAGCAGTGATGAGTAAAAATGCAGATTTCCTAGCTAACCAAATTGTAGATAAAACTGGTGATTTATTAGAGAGTTTAGAACGATTACAAGAGAAAGTTAATTTATTAGAATCACAAATAGATGGTAATACTGAACCAGCTAAAATTAAAGCATACACTAGTATGGAAGCTGAGATTAGAAATACTATATTAGCTTTAGGAAAAATTCAAGGTGACTTTAAAGATTCTGCTTACATTCAAGTTAACAATATTACACTTCAATTAAATAAAATATCTGATGTTATAATGTCAAACGCTTGTCCAAAGTGTAAACCAATTTTCGCAACCAAACTAGAAGATCTTAAATGAAGTCCGGAATAATTTCTACTTGTGACCCAGCTGATTGGACTGATCTACCACAAAATAAAAAAATGAGTATATTACTTCAAGCATCTGAAGACCCTGTTTTCTTTTGGACACATCCTTCATTAGGTAATACAAAACCATGGGACGCACAAACTAAAATGTTAAAGGATTTTTATTCTAAAGATGAGAAAGGTAAAAGAAACTATTCTGAGTTGATTTTTGTATCAGGAATGCGGGGTGGTAAAACTACTTTAGCTGCTATGATTAGTTTGTATGAAGTATTTAAATTATTAATTCTAGATGACCCAGCTAAACATTACAAGCTTGGTCCAGGTAGTGAGATTCAATGTATTAATGTAGCTCCTTCAGAGCCTCAAGCATTAGATACAGTATTTAAGAGAAGTAAAGAACTTGTAGCACATAGTCCTTTTTTTATGGCTAGAGAATATGAACTAGTTTATAATGCAATTAAATTCCCAGATAAAAATATTACAATTAAAGCTTTAGGTTCTAACTCCGGTTCTGGTGTAGGAAGAACAGTAAAGTGTTTTATTGCAGATGAGGTTAGTAGTTTCTTAGATAATCAAAATAAAAGATCTGCCCAAGAAGTATATTCTAGATTATCAAAATCAACTGCAACTTTTAAACCATGGAATGAAAATATTAGGGTAGCTATCTCTTCCCCTCTCTATGACGGGGACTTTATCACAAGTATGCATAAAAGGGCAAAAGAAGAAAAATGGGATTGGGCTATGATAATTTGGGAACCGACTTGGAATCTTAATCCTAATTTAACTAAAGATGTGTTAGAGGAAGAGAGAAAGAAAGATCCAATTTCTTTTGATAGAGATTTCGGTGCAACTCCTGGTGTTGAAGTTGAAAACTTCTTTTCTAGTGAATTAATCAAAAGAATTAAAATGTCTCAGTTAAGAAACCATAATTTATTAGAAGACTTGGAACATCTCGAAGCTAAAAATGATGCTGTATATTATATTGTAGGAACAGACCCTGCAATTAAAAATGACTCTTTTGGTTTAGCTTTGGGTCATGTAACAACTAGTGGTGATATAATTATTGATGGTTCATTATCCTTTTCAGCTGATAGAGGAGAAGAAATAAAATCAGATGATATTAAAGAAATACTTGTTCCTTTATTTGAACAATTACCAGTACAGTATTATGTATTTGATGCATACTTACACGGTGAATTAAAAGACTTGGCAGAAACATATGGTATTACTACTTTCCAACATTATCTTAATATTGAAGATTGGATTAAAACACGAGATGCACTAGATAAAGGAACTGCTCAATTGCCCTTAGATGAACAATTAACTAAAGAATTACAATATCTACAACTGATTAAAGCAAAGCAAGTAGATCACCCTAGAAAGTTTCCTGACGGTTCTCAAGGGGGAAAAGACGTTGCTGATGCTTGCTGCCAGATTATATCGCTGGTTAAGAGGACAGAGGATCTCCAATCAAACAAATACTCTAAAGTCCCTAGTTTTATCGTGCAAACATTTTAGGTGAAATAGTTGGGAATTTTTGATATTTTTAAATCTAAAGCAGCTTCTAATCCTGTACCTCAAACAACTCAACCATCAGATCCATTAGTAATGGAACCTTTCCAGGTTGAAACAGGTAGATTAGTAGATTCAAGAACACAAAGAGCATCTAATAGATATACCGAAGCAGACGCTCTTGTAAACATGGATGAGAGATTATGGTCTGTTATTGAATTAGCAGCAGTTATGGTTAGAAAGTCATATAATGGAATAAGTTTAAAACCAGAGGGAAACGAACCAATTCCAACAAATACTTCTAACGCTGAAGAGAATGCAATCTTAGAAGCAAAGAAATTTGCAGATCAAATTGATATTCCAGGTTTACTTTATAATTACACAAAAGATTTGTGGAAATATGGCGATGCTGTAGATAAAATTACATTCTACGGTGGCAATGGTATTTCTAAAATAACACCTTTACCTATGAATCTAGTCACAGCAATTGATAATAGAAAACAATTCCAACAGCAATTAGGTTTAGGTGGTGAAGTTATCCAAGATCCAAAATTCTATTGTGTAGATGAATTGAATGCTAATTTAAGAGTTAAAGATCAAGTCATTCCTGCAAATAGAATTATGCACATCTCATTCGATAATCGTAGACAATGGATAGTTGATAATATTGGCAGATGGACATTTAATGTTTGGTCACATTCTCCAATTGAAACCTTAAAAGTTCTTATTGAATGGAAACATAACTTAATTAGAAATGACCTACTTTGGAGAAATAGACTATTACCAAGAGAGCATCATAAATTAGATTTATCTGTATATGATCCAAGTAAATATACTGGAACATATTCTACTAAAGTTGCAAATGCTAAATCAGATGCAACAACTGCAATTAAAGATTATAATGACAAGATTAAGAGAAGAGAAGCTGACCAAGGTTTCACTACTGGTACAAATGTTGATATTGATATCATCGAACCAAAAACAACTAATTACACTTCACCAAATCAAATCATAGATCAAATCAATAGCTTGATCTCAACTCCAACCGGCACTCCAGGTGCGTTAGTTGGTGGTGAGAGCAAAGGATTTACATCATTACTTCATTCATCATCTTTTACTGCTATGAGAGCAGATATATATGCAATGAGAATCACAAATGCACTTGAAGGACTAGTCAAGAAACACGTTGCACTAGTTAGACCTGGTTTGAAACAAGAAGTGATAGATAGATTATTTATAAGAAATAAATTAATTCTAGATAGAGATAGAACAGAATTGGCAAAGATAATTGGTGTACTTGTAAATACAAATGTATTTACTCCATCAGAGATAAGAGCAATATGGGGATTAGATCCTTTAACTGAACAACAAAGTCAAGAGATAGAAGCAATATTAAATAAACCATCTCATACTGATTCTGTTACAGAAGATTTACTTAGAGAGAATCCTGAAAGTCCAACTGGTGATATGGAAACTGGTGCACAGCGCGGTAGAAATATTAATCAGAGAGGAGATTTATAATGGAAGAAATAGAAAGTAAACAAGCAATAGAAAAGATAGATTTGATTATGGAACAATTACAAGAAATTAAACAACATCTTGAAGGTGCTGCTCCTAAAGCAGAAGAAGAACCTGAAGAATATGATGAACTACCAGATGATGTGAGGGCTTTAATAAATGGCGCTACTTCCTGAAGATAATAGTAATCATTCTTACAGTATTCATACTGTATGGAGAGGCAGAACACCTAAACTATTTCTTAATTTAAAATTCGGATCTAATGTGCATACTTTTAAATTTTCACTACCACACGAAGAAGAAAGATCAATTAGAACATATAAATTCGCACAACGTAAAACTGAAGAATTAAGTTACTTGTCTGACAATGTAAATGTATCTAGATTATTTGGTCAATTTGCTGAGATTAGAGCACCTTCTTGGTTGAATCTAGAAGGCGTAGATAATAAAACAAAAGAAGTTTATGTAAAGAATGCTATGGGTGAATTTACAGTTGGTACACAAACAGATGAATTTACAGAGTTGTTCTTTCATAAAGGTAAATTATCAGGTAGATGGGTATTAAGAAATATTCCTAATGTATTTGCAAAGGAATTTCTTAATAAGAAAAAAGATGTATATTTATTATGGAAGCCTACAGAACAAACACCTCATGCAGAGCAAAAATCAATTAATTGTGGTGTATGTCCAGCTAAATCATTACAAAGCCAGCCTATGAAAAAAGGTAAATTAACACCAAAAAAGGCTAAATTTCAGATGCAAATTAATGTAGATGAAGAGAATCATACATTTGAAGGCATTGCATCCGCAGAAGGAACTTGGGTAGATATGTATGGAAACAAGTTCATTTACACAGCAGATTTTGTCAAAACGTTATACAATCGTATGACAGAGACAACTTTAAAGGGAAAATTAACGGTTGATAAGGAACATGACGAAGAAGACAGCGGATTAATAACTAGTGTCCAGCTGGTCCAAGAACCTATAAACCATATCATCGTTAAGGGAACTTATAGCGGTACTTTAGACGATGTTCGAGGTTTGTCCCCCGAGCTAGTATTACGTTCTGCCTGGAATGAGGAATTCGCTGGGTGGGTACCGGTAGATGTCACACCCGATAGGGTATCATTGGTAACAAACCCAGCATGTAAAATATGCTGGATTCAGGAAATTAGGTGAACAAACAATGTCAACCAAAACAACAGAGACTCCAGAAACTTCAAACAAATACTTAGAGTTTGAAAGTGATGATCTCAAGAATGAAGCTACACTAATTAAAGAAGCACTCGTTGCATCTAAAGTAGACTTACATTCCGCATTTGGTCTTGAAAAAACTGAGGTACAAGTAGACAACACCGAAGCAATCGCAGCTCTTCAAAAAATCCATATTGCTACAGGCAAGAAGATCGAAGAACTCGGTGGCGAAATAACTTCTAAACAATCTTCAATCGAACAATCACCAGCTGAGAAACAAGTTTATGCTGAACTAGAAAAACTTCATGCATCTTCATTGTCTGCAAAGACACAAGAGGTATTGAAACTAGATCCAGACTTTCCAGTTGATGTAATCAAAGAAGCATCCATTCCTACTGCTGATAAAGTTTCATTAATGTCTGCAATGACTACCGTTGCTGCAAGACAATCTGAAGCAATCAACAGAGTAAAATCTGAAGTAGCAGCACAGGAATCTGAAACAGAGGAGACCGCTAAATTTAGTGCTCCAGAAACAGAAGCAAAAACAGAAGATGATCCAGAAGCAGGTGCAAAATACTTAGCAGCTCTTCAAGCAAAGTTTGGAATAACCGAAACTGAAACTAAAGAGGTCGAAAACTAAAATGGCAACATATTCAGGTGCCGGTAGAGTCAGAGAACCTGGCGAAATCTGGTACGAACAGTTGAAAAACGCAGACACTTTAGATGATTCTGGTTACGTATTAGCATATGTTACTGAAAGTAGCACTGTTAAACTAACTAAGGCAGGCAGTTCGGATTTAGGCGTTGCAGTTAACTATAGGTCTACAAGAGATCCACACGATCTCAATTTCCCAGCCGGAGACTTTAAAACTGGTCAAACCATCGGTGAGATGGGTATCCCAGTTCTAGATGAAGGATGGGTAAGACTTAAAGTAGCAAACAACAATGCACAAATTGCTATTGGTGATCCAATTAAAATCTCAGCAGGTGGTAAAGTGGATAAATACACTGCAACCACAATTGGTGATACATCTTCTGCAAATCAAGCAACCGCTTTGAATGCAAGATTTACCGAGTTGAGAAAAGTAGTTGGAATTGCTAAAGAAGCAGTTGCTGCAGGATCTGGAAGCGCTCCTGGACAAGACAAAGTGTTAGTTAAATTAACACTTGGTACTGTAGGTACTCAATAGGTGAATTAAAATGGCAGATATTCCATATATTAATACACAAGAGTTAAAGTCCTATAACGCAGGCGCACTAGAAAAGCTTAAAACCAAATTCGGTGGAGAGGCTTCATTTGATGAAGCAGTTCAACTAAACATCATTAGAGAGAAAATTTATCAAGAATCCGCACTTCTATCAGTTGTAAATCAAGTTGTACGTCAACGTGCAATGAACCAACTAGAAGCACAGATTTTTGCTCCTGGTGATGACGCAGTTAAGGTAACTTATCCTGTTCCTCCTGAGGCAATCGGTACTACAGCTAGATCTGAACCAGTCACATACAACTTGAAGAAAGTTGACCTCCAAATGGCAGAAGTTAGATACTTTATATCTGATGATGCAAAATTGAGAGGAGCATATAACTGGTTACAAGAAGACTCCATTAGAAGAGCAGCTGAGCACCTCGCAGAACAAAGAGACAAACACGTCTTAACCGAGTTAAACACTGCAGCTCCATCTGGAAACAATGTAGCAGCAACAGCAACTTGGGCAAACGCATCTGCAACCCCAGAAGATGATGTAGCTAAAGCAATTGCTAATATCGTAAAGAACAGTAACATCCCAACAGCACAGTTGAATAAACCAAGAGCATTCGGTTTGGTACTCCCTGCAGAAGCATTTGTAGGTGTAACTAAATTGAAACTCATCCGAAACATAACTCAGCCGATACAAGACTTCCTTTCCACAGAATATAAATTATCAATTTTCTTAACTAGAAAACCAAGAATCGAAAGTTCATGGCCAGTAGCTAATGATGCATTAATTGTACCATTAGATGACCCATCACTTGGATTCTTAGGCACTTTCGATGGTGCAGGAATTATCCCAGCACAAAAGAGAATTGAGTTTGATCGTGGAGAAGATATCATCACAAGAGAATGGTTCAGATACATAACTATCCCAGAACCACTGGACGGAACAACAACAACAAACGCAAGAATAGCAAAGATTACCGGAGTAGCATAATCATCATAGGACAGTGAGATTAGCGTAAAACTTCCTTTTCTTTTTTTTACGATGAACAATGATTGAAATAATTGAGAATAATTTAGGTTTTATAGGATTAGCAATAGGCACAGTTACCGCTGCAATTGGCAGTGTAGCTGCATATAATAAATATTGGATGGAGAGAGGTAGAGAGAAGGGTATAGACCAAATCCAAGATGAAATCATGAAACAAGAGATCAAAGGAATACATGAATGCATTACTGCCTTGGAAAACAAAGTGGATAGTACCCGTAAGGATTTATATCAGCGTTATGAGCATATTCATGGAGAGATCAAAGAAGTGACTGGTAAAGTGGATACTGTTATAGATTTAATTAGGAGAAATGGAAATTGACCGCAACAATTGCTGAAGTCAGAGATTTAATGGACTCAGTTTCTGCAAGTCAATTATCTAATGATGTATTAACTGCTAACTTGACTAGATCGCAAAATTGGATTGATAATATTAAAGAAGCAACAGCTACTGCAGCTGATGTAGATAATGCTGTAAGAGCATTATGTGTATGGTTAGCTTATGGTAGCTATACTGAAGGAATTGATAGACAACTCGGTGCTGTTCCACAAACAGCAAAATGGAAATTAGAACATTATAGAAAAGTAGCAGAATTATTTATTAACGATGTTAGTAAATCTTCAATCGACTTTGATGATGACCATAGTCCTATAGGATTACCACCATTAGTAGAATTTCCTACTTCTGAAGGCTGGCAAAAAAGTTGCGATTGTGATTGTGACTAATGAAACCTTCAATTAGACTAACAGTTAGAGCTAGTCCTATCAAAGTTAATAATCTTTCTAATGCAATCAATAATGCAAAAAATTCAATAAATAAACAATTACCAGGAATTGGCAGATCAATGACTATGGTAATAACTAAAGCTTTAAAAGAAGAAGTTCCTGTAAGAACAGGTAGATTAAAGAACTCTATTAAAGTATTAGAACGAAGTCAAAATCTAATAGGAGATACTGGTAAATTAAGTAGGGTAGTTGGACCTACTGCTAGATATACAAATTATGTAATTAAAGGTACTGCACCTAGTATTGGTAAATTTGTACCACAATTTAATGCAAGAATAAGTAGAGGTTTCCATCCTGGAACACCTGCAAATAATTTTGTAGATAGAGCTAGAATAAGAGTTAGAGGAGAAATTCAAACTAGAAAGGGTAGATGGCAACAAAAGATGACTAATGCATTTAAACTTTCATTCTATCAAGGAGGTAGAAGTTAATGGCTTTAGCAAACATTTATAAAAATTTGGTAACTGAGATAGTTACTCAATGTAAGACGATTAGCGAGTTAGCAGACGATAGTGGAAACACTAGAGTACATAAATGGCAAGGTAAACGCAGAATGAAAACTGACGATTACGAAGCCGTAGTAATAGCAGGTCCAATGGATAACATAGGAGGATATACTTCTAATAGTACATTGAACAACTTTACTGTTTATGTAGATATATCATACAACTCTCAAAACTTTGACACTGGATTCGATAATGCGATGGGTGTCGCCGAGAAAGTATATGATAAATTCCACCTCACTAATATCAATAACAAGTGCCGTCAAGCACGAGTTGAACTATTGCCTGGAGAGACATCAGTCGAAGGATTTTATATGATAACGGTACGATGCGTTATATTATGTGAAAAAATAGTAACACAAACATAGAAGGTGAATAAGTATGACAAAAAGATACACACGATTTGAAACACAAGCAGCAATGACTACTAATGATAGTAGTTGGACTGCAGGTGCCAATGTGCATGTGCTCGATGTCAGCGGCGAAGATATTTCTGTAGATAATGGATATATTTATCCAGCAACAGCTTCTAGTAGACACTATAAACGTGGTATTAAAGGCCCGGTAAAAATTACAGGACCTATTGATACTCCTTTGTTCCCAAAAGGTGCAGCATCATTGCTATACTATACATTGGGTTCAAATACTACTTCAGGAAGCTCAGCACCATATACTCACACAATAAAGAAAGGAGATTCAATTCCTCAATTTAGTTGTGAAGTAGGTAAAGATGTTAAAGCTCACAAATTTGTTGGTGGTATAGTTAATTCTGCAACTATAGATTATGCACCAGATGATACACTCAATGGATCATTTGATACAATCTTTAGAAAAGAATTAGCAACAAGTTCCCTAGCAAGTGTCACATTCCCAGACTTTGATAGTGCTGAAAGAGCATTTGCAGGTCATGAATGTACCTTTAAGATTGGTGCAGCAGAAGGAGGAAGTCCAACAACATCTACTATTTGTGAATCATTTTCATTATCCTTAGAAAATAATGTTGCAGACGACGCATTTGCTTTAGGAGATAGATATCTTCCAGCAAATATAGTTGCACAATTTGCAGCATCAGGTACTATGGACTTGAGATATGATGCTAGCACACACTATGATGACTTTTTAGCAACAACTGAAAAAGAAATTCATATTGTAGCCGACAACGGTTTAAGCAGCGCAAATAATAGAAAGCTAACAATAAAACTTCCAAGAATTGCATATGATTCTAACAGATTACCAACCGACAATGTAGAAAGATTTGTACAAGCAATTAGTTTCACTTGTGAAACCAATGCAGCTGGCGATCCAATAATTGTTGAAGTAATCAACGCCGAGACAGAAGCACAATTCACAGCTTAGGAGAAAAATATGGTCAATCCAAAGATTCAACGTCTACGAGAGAAAACACAGCACACCGTGATCGTAAAAGATGAAAATCTAGGTGAGATCGAATGGGTAATTCGATCAATACCTGCATATGATTTGTTACAGCATTATGATTTATTTTCTTCCATGCCTCAAGACATCAACCTTGATGTAGATAAGGATGGACAGATGAGTGATAAACAAGCTAAAGTACTTAAAGAAAAATTACTTCCAATGATGGAATTAATTGTTCCAGCATGTGCTATAGACCCTCCTGTTACCGTTGATCTAAAGGATCCTCGAATAGCAGAAGGAGAAGCTTTACACTTGAGAGATATTTCATTCCAAGCAGTAACTGATTTATTTGCAAAGATTTTAGACGTTTCTGGTCTGTCAAAGGAGGCAGACGAGAAAAGAAAAAAATCGGCAGGAGCCAATTCGCCAAAACAATAGGTTCGTTATGTCATGCAGTTCCTTGTACACTCCCCCATCTCATGTTGGGATATAATATAGATGACCCCGAAGGCATATTTCTTTCAGCGGAAATTCTTAATGCTTCAGCTCCTCAAGGGCAAGGAAGCCAAAGTAGTACAAAAGCTGGTCAACAACAACGAAGAGCGCGCTTGGCTCGTAAAAGCAGGTATTAACCCACTCCTTTTTTTATTAGAGGAATTATACGATGAATCCTAAAGAAACAATTAATTTTATTTTCCAGTCCAATGTAGCTGGTATCAATAAAGCAGTAAATTCTGTAAAGAAACTTAATCAACATATAAAGAATACAAAGAAAGCAAGTAACGGTAGTTTCAATGCCATGAATAATGGCATGATAGAGACTGGAACTATTGCAGAAAAATTAGGTAACAAATTCGGTTTCATTGCATTTCAGTGGACATTTATAGCTGGTACTGCAAGTAGAGCATTAAATGAAATTCGAATGGCAGCTCAGGAAGTCTTCCGTGAAGGCGCCGAAGGCATGTCAAAGATTCAAAGAGCTTCATTAGAAGCATTTGAACTAGGTGATTCATTAGACGAAACAAACAGAAAGATGAAAATCTTCTCTCAGTATGCTCAAGAAATGGGTTCGGGAGAAACAATGTTTGGTGCTGGAGAAATAGCAGATACATTAAAAGAAGTAGTTAAAGCTACTAACGATATTAACTCAGCAATTCCAATTACAAACTCACTTCTGAAATTAATGACAATTGAAGAAGTGGATGCAGCTAAAGGTGCTAAAGGTTTCCTTGCTGTAATGAATAACTTTAAATTAACAGGCGAAGATGTAAATAGAGTAACTAATACATTAGTTGCTGTAAACAAACAATCTAGACTTTCTCTAGATGAAGTAATCCATTCATATGAGTTTGCAGGTCAGCAAGCTAGATTAATGGGATTAGATATAGAAGAAGCAGGTACCTTGATTGGTATGATTGGTGACCAATTACCAGCTGGAACTGTAGGTAGAACCTTCTCACAGATGCTTGTTAACTTTAGAAAAGAAACTGTAGCATTAAATCCATTGTTATCACAGATGGGTGTTAACTTGTATGACAATGAAGGCAACATGAGAGGCTTTGCAAATATCATGAGAGATATGTCAAAGATGATGAAAGATGCTGGTGATAAAAATGATTACTTCAGAGACTCTTTATTGAGAAGTATGAAGTTAGATACTCGAGCAGAGAGAGTATTCTTAGCATTAATTAATAACTTTGAAGAGTATGAAGATAGATTAGAAAAAGTAAGACGTGGTGGAGAGTATGTAGACTTTCTATATGAACAATTAAAGAATTCTCCTGAAGCTGCAATGAAGAGAATACAGCATGCTTTGGGTCAATTAAAGATTCAATTAGTAGCAGGATTTGCTCCAGCATTATTACAGATATTAGAAATATTAATGGAGTTTGTTAGAAGAGAAGAAATTCAAAGAGCATTCCATGCTATAGGAAAAGCTATAGGTCAAAATATAATTCCAGTTGTAGAAGGAGCAGTATGGCTATTTAGAGGATTAGTTGCATTGTATAAGAAACTAGGATTAGGTGCTGATGGACTATCAAAGATATTCTTAGGATTATCATTAGCCTTAGGATCATTAGTTGTAGTTGGTACTTTAATTACATTATTTGCAATGTTTGCTAGCTTGGCAGAAAAAGCTGCTGCTAAGATGGCTGTATTGGGAATCACAACCAGATTTACAAACATGACAATGTCATCATTCTTAATTGGCATGATGAGAGTTGGTGCTATTATGTTTGGACTTTGGTTCTTAATATCTGGTGTTAATAGATTAATAACAACATTATCTGATGGTTTCCAAGAAGGAGAAGAAGAAGCTGTATTAATGGGATTAGGATTAACTGCTTTGGGTGCAGCTATGGTAGCATTACCATTATTACCGTTAATAACTAGACTAGCAGGAGCTGTAGCAGGAAGTGCAGCCTTAACAGGTGCCTTTGGTGTATTATCGATAGCAATGAAAGGAGTTGGAGTAGCATTTATGACTACTCCATTGGGTGCAGCAATTGCAGTATTTGCAGCAGTAGCCACAGCAACATACTTAGCTACTGAAGCTATCAAAGATCATGTTAATGCATGGGCTGATGTAAAACCAAATGATGATTTAGCTACTGTATGGCAAAAGATATTCTTAAAGATTGGTGACTTGAGTGCAGAAGAATTTATTGGAGGATTCCATACTTTCTTCGAAGAGAAATTTGCAATCGGTCAATGGATATGGGATGCAGTAAGTAAAGCACATACATTTATTATGGCACAAGGTGGATTACTTGCTGCAATGATAGATGCAGGATTTAAAGGTGATTGGTCACGTATGTTTGACATTGGTGGAGAAATTCAAAGAAATGTTACAAGTGCAGCTATTAAATTTAAAATGAGTGGTGTACTTTTGGCTGAAAGTATATGGCAAGGTATTGTAGACTTCTTTACAGGTAAAACTATATGGGATGCTGTAATGGCACAAGACACATACTTTAAATATAGTAATCCAGATTTATTCGAAGATGATCGTACTCAAGAAGAAAAAGATGCAGCAAAATTACATCCAGCATTCCAAATACATACAGAACAAATACAAGAGAATGTTGATTCATTAGCAGAAACAGTAGGAGAAGTAGAAGTAGCTACAGAGACAGTTGTAGCTGAAGTAGAAGAATTTACAGAAGGTATGGATGGAATAACTAAAGAAGCTGAGAAATTAGCTGAACAAGTAGAAGAAGAAACCAAAGCAATTATTAAAGAAAATGAAATAACTACTAAAGTAAGTGATACAAAGCAACAAGTAGAGAAGACATTATTGACTAGTAAGAACTTAGAGATTACTCATATGGCTAGAATGGTAGAATTAATAAGAGATAAGATGAGATTACATGATTTATATCAATGGCAAATTGAAATAATGGATCAATCTTTTATACCTGAAACTATTAATACTGTAACACATTTAGTTGAATTCCAAGATAGACTTATTGTAGCTAGTAACGCTTTCGATAGATTAGCATGGGCTGCTGATAGAACAGTTAGTCGATTAGCTAGTGTAAAAATAAGTGCTTCGGGTAAATTTAGTATGGCTTCCTTTGGAGCATTACCAGGTGGAATGATTAACAATATGCCTGTTGCAACACCTACACGCGGAGTATCACAAGACATAATGAACCAATTGTTAGGATTGCGCCCAGAAGCTCCGGTAGTAAATAATAACATTGAATTGACAATGGATATTGAAAGTATTAGATCTGAAGAAGATATAGAAAGAATGGCAGGATTAGTAGCAGATAAAATAGCAGAAGAATTACCTAGTAAGAGTGTGACTGAATAATGGTTTGGAAAATAGATGATATATCATTACCAATGGATCCTACTTTAGTAGAGAGAAGAATTATTAGAAATGCTCCTACTCAACCAACACAATTTGATTTCCCATCAATGGGTGTTACTTCTTTGCAATCATTTACATTAAAAATTAAAGGTTTTATTTGGGATGAAGTATTAGCACAACAACTGTGGGAATTAACTAAAGACGCAGAGTCTGAAATTATAAATATTCAAATAACAGATGATACTGATCATGAATGGATAGCAGGAACATATGCAGCTGCAAAAAGCTTTATTAAACGTTCAGGTCCTCAATATGTAGAAGAAACAGATGGTACTAATTCTCCAGTATGGGAATATGATATAGCCTTTGTACAATTTGCAGAAGCAGGAATAGATGGTCCTGGTGAGGAATTATTTCCAGAAGATGAAGATCCAGGAATAGGTCCTGATAAATGGAATGACACATTAGATGACTGGGTATTTGATAGCTGGACCTGGTTTGCACAAATTTTGATATGACTCGTATTACAGTAGCTGGTCCAAAGGATGTAAGTAAATTTCAACCTTTAGGTAAAGTCTACAATAGAACAACTAAAGATGGAAATGTTCCTATTGCAACATATTTAATAGGTTCACATTATCAAATTAATTCTGATGGTATACTTGATAGTTCAACTGACGGTACTTATATGACTAGTAATACTACTACAACTAGTAGTTCAAAATTAAACATTACTGGTAAATCATCTCAAGTGGGTCAAATAGGAAAGAATATTAATTCATTCTCATCATTTACTTATTTGTATCCTAAAACAAAAATTGTAGGACATAGCGAATTAGCAATTTCATCTAGTAGTTTATCACCAAGACCAACTCATAGATTAAGACATAAATTTGAAGATATTGCAACTACTGATTCATTAATTGTAGATTGGGGATTAAATGCTGCAGGTACTGCAAATGAATTGACACTTAAACAAACAGTTGATGGTGTAGAATCAACAGTAGCAACCTATACAGCTTCAGCTGGAGTAACTGAAATTAATTGGGAACTTAGATATCTTGAAGAAGGAGTTACCAAGTTCTTTTATAAAACACCAAGTGGTAATAGAAAAAGATTATTCAAAGGTAATACAACAGCTGATATAGCTGAATGTAAAGTATCTGCAGAATATTGGACTAGTGAAACTACATTAAGAACGGTTAAAAGTGACTTTTTATTTATATGGTATCCTATTATTCACTTGAATTATCAAGGTACAATAGCTAACTATCTCTTAGGTAATTGTAAAGTATTAGATACTAAAGGTTCTGAATCTGAAGCAAATTGGGTAAGAGTATATTCAGGAGACCATGAATTTTCAGGTGATAGAATTATAGAAAATGGATTATTAAGGATGAGAATTACTACAGATCCTAAAGTAAAATTCTACGGATGGAACACTACTTCATCTACTTATGAATATATTGGTGCATTAAATCCTATTGATTCTAATGGTAACCTTTCTACAACCTTTAGTGATGTTTTGTTTAAACAATTAACTAAATCCCGAATGAAGTTTACAATTAAATTTGGAGTATTAGATTACGAAGTTGATTTACATAGAGGTTGGCCTCATGCAAGAATTGTATTAAACTCTAAACAATGTAGATTTGAAACTAATAAAGGAAGATTTGCTACTAGTTCAGATTATACAAATAATAAATTAATTAACTGGAATCAAAAGACTTCTGATGATACCGGTAAAGGAAATCCATTAAACTTATCGGCTGCTTCATTCCAGCAAGATGCTTTTCAATCTAATGCATTTCAATCTAGTATCTCAACTGGTGTGAATCCTTATGATTTTACAAACGATACTAATAATGACAGTGGATTACAAAACATAGATGATAATTGGTTTGCATTTTATGATGCAGGTCAAGCAGATGATACTGTTGGATTTATAGGTGTACTTAAAAAACCAACTGGATTACAATTAAAAGCCTCAACTACGACAGCTCTAGAATATGCTAACTTTACATTCGATAAGAAAATGATTATTGGAGTTGGTATGCTGCAGGCTTCTATTACTTCACAAGTATCAGGTATCCCATTAGCATTTCATATTGGTAACCAAGATGAATATGTAAAGTGGAGAGCTAATGAATCTGTTGTTGGCTTTGGACAAAAACAATTCTCAAGGAGAAAGAGATAATGCCTATACAATTATATTTATCTGGTGGAACTGGTAATACTAATCCTTATGCTAGTCTTGGCGGTAAACGTTCTTCGACACAAGTAACTAATGATGCATTGGAAAATATATTTGATGATATTTCAAGACAAGAAGCTCTAGTTGGTAAGACTGAATATCGTTGCTTGTATGTATATAATCCTTCTGGTAATGCTTTAACTAATGTCAAAGTACACATTTCACAACATCCTACAATTACAAATATTTCTATTGGTTCTGATGCAGCGGGAATAGGCAATGGAACATCTACTGCTATTGCATCTTCTATTGCAACAGAAGACACAGTACCAACAGGAGTTACTTTTTATGGAGAATCAGAAGATCATTATGGATTGGCTTTAGGAACATTAAAAGCCGGAGAGGGTACACCATTTTGGCTAAAGAGAGAAGCTGAAACTAGTACATCACAAACTATTTCTTTTACATTAACTATAACAGAAGATTCAGGCACATTGCCTTCTACTTCTCACGCTGATGGTTTAGCTTTATCAGAATGGAGAGACTTTGATACAACACCAACTGGTACATATAAAACAGGAACTGCAAAAGTAGGATTTAGTGATATAGGATGACTATATATGAGGAAGAGAGAGAAGCAGCTAGAAAAGCTATGCTGTTAACTGTTTATCAACGAATGGGAGATATTGCTTCTCAAATAGAATATACTATAAAAAAACAAAAACACGGCAAACCTGTCGATACAATCGGACAGTCCAGTCCAGAAGATATTATTAAATCACTCTGGGATCGATTGAATGTACTAGAGAGTATTGTGTGCAAACAAGAGAATGAACTTAATATACGAGAAAGAAATACATTGGAGGAATTATTATGACTTTAGATAAATGGACAACTGGAGATGTAATTACCGAAGGTAATATTAATAAACGTGGTATTAGAAGAGGTACAACATCAGATAGAGGTTCTGCAACTACAGTTGTAGGAGATCATTATTTTAATGAAGATGAAGATTGTACTCAAGTAAAAGTTTCTGCTAGTCCAGAAGTTTGGATGAATGCAGGAAGAGTATTATTGGGTGCTGATTCTAATGAAACTGCAGTCACTGGTACTACAGCTACACAAGTAAAAGATATTGATGTGATAAAACATACTTCTACTTGGGCCGGATATTTAGTTTTAATAGTTGCTAGAATAAAATCATCTAATGGTTCTCATGCTGCTTCTTTAAGAGTAAGACTCAACGGAGCTGGTAGTGATTCCTTAGTTTTAACTTCTAGTTCGACTTCTTATGCAGTAGTAAAAGGAACAATTGATGTTTCATCATTAGCTGCAGGAAGACATACTATAGAATTATTCTTAGATTCTGCAAACTCATCTTCAACCGCAACTATGGATATGACAGAAATCTGGGGATCTTAATGGAATGGAAATTAATTAATAAACGAACCCAAGAAGATAAAGTGGGTAATTTATTACAACTTGATGGTGGAGTTATTCCAAAGAAATGTCAAAATTGTAAATCTAGTTTAGATAGCGAAATAACACTTAAAGAAATGAAACAAACAATTCCATATTTTAAATGCAATGATTGTAAATTTGAAACAGCTGACGGTGGTCAAGCTTTATGGCATGAACATGAAGAATCCGCACATACAATAGAATTTACAACTGGTGAGAAAGTTCTTGAGATTAATAAAGTAATTGAAAATCCTCCTAGAATTATTAAAGAGGATGATGACGTAATTATTTTATGTTCGGAATGCTATGACAAGAAGTATTAGAAAAAATAATATTCCTCAAAACCTTATATTATTTACAGGTTTAGGTTCTGCACCTTCTAAATTTATTATAGAAAGTAACAACGATAAAATGCCTAGAAATACTGCTAGCGGTGTTAATCCTGGTAATGAAATTACTACAGCTGCACATCAGCATGCTGCTTCGGGTACACACGAACACGATGGTAATGTAAGCCATGCTCATCATGTGCAAACAGATACTTATACAGGTTCAGCTGGACATGGTTCATATAATGGTTCAGCAGGAATACATTATCACGAGTATGATACTAATGCAACTACTGCTAATTTAGATACAGCAGCTGGTGGAGACCATCAACATCCTGCTACTGCTACAGCAGATCCTCCTTATTATACTTATTTAGCTATAAAGAAAACTTCTGTTTATAATTTAAGATCATCACATCAGATACCACATAAAGCTTGTGTGATGTGGAAAAGTTCATCTCTTCATACAGGATATGGGGCCGATACAACTGGTAATGATAAATTTTTTAAATTTACAAATACTCCTGGCCAGACAGGAGGAGAATCAACTCACACACACAGTGAAGTAGCTGGACATAATCATACTTTTACTTTAGCAAGTCATACTCATGCATTGCCTTCAGCTACAGGAACAGGTAGTAACACTTCAGCTAAGATTGGTTCTGGTAGTGCAACTGTTACTGTTGGTTCAGGACATACACATGGATTATCAGGAACTACTATTTCTAGTAATACTGCAACTGGTAGTACAGGAACTAGTGATGCCCATTCAGAGATAGCAATAGCAAGAGATCCTGCTTGGTTTAAAGTTCAAGTTGCAAGAAGAGATATAGTCTCAATAAGAAAACCTGGAATACCTAAATCAGGTATTTGTATGTGGAAAAATACTCTAGCTAGTATCCCTACAGGCTTTGTATTAACAGATGGTAATAATGGTACTACTAATTGGTTAAATAAATTTCCTAAAATCGGCAATGGTGCTTCTAGTGTAGGTGGCAGTGATACACATCAACATGCCTCACAAACTCATACTCATACTTTAACTGCTCATCATACTCATACTATTTCTGGTAACACTGATTCAGGTGGCTCAGGAGGAAATCCTGGCGCAGCTGGAGCCACTACAGGAACTAGATTAGGAGAACACGTACATGGTCCTGGTGATATAATGACTACAACATTTGATCCAGCTGTTACTGGTACTGCATCGCATCAACACGCAGCTGCTACATCATTACCTAATTATATACAGGTTGCTTATATAGAGAGAACGAGTTAAGGAGCCCGAGGGAAATTTATGGTCCATAATGAAAACGATGATATGATCTTACCACATCATGGTGTTTTTACTTTAAAAGTATTCGATAAAGACGGTAATCTTAAACATCAACAAGAAACTGAAAATATAATTACTAATGCAGGTGTTTATGAATTAGGTGATTTATTAATAGGCGCTCATACTAATACAATAAACTATCTCTCCTGTGGCACAGGAACTGCAGCACCGGCAGTTGGAGATACTGATCTCAATGTAACTTGCCAACAGGGAGGTAGTTCTAGTGCAGCACAAGTAAGAAAACAAGTTACTTCAAGAACAAGAACAACTAATACTTTAACCTTTTCTAGATTACTTGCATCTGGTGATTATGATAGACCAGCTACTATAAGCGAATTAGGAGTTTGGTTTGCACCTCAAGCTACTGGTGATTTGTTTGCTAGAGGTTTATTAAATACAACAGTTACACTTGCTAGTGGCGATACAGCTACATTAACTTACGGGATTCTACTACGATGACCACTGTTAATTTTACTGCAAAGTATGTCACAGGAAGTACTACTACTGTCAGGCAAAAGCCAGAATATAATTTTGAATTTCCAAAAAGTCTTGTGGTGGTGATAGAGTAATGCCTTTAATTAATAGATCCGAAGCTGAAGATACATTTGGTTCTGATGAACTACACAGTTCTGCATGTGAATGTGGCAAGTGGTTTAATGGAGCACAAGTGATTGACGGTAAGGTTAAATGTAAAGAATGTGGCGCTGAGAAATCTGTATGAGTAGTTCAACATTTACTGCGAAATACAATACAGCTGCAAAGTCTGATGTAGCTCAACAATTTCCTTATAAGAAAAGAGCAACATTCAGTAATATTTCTAACTGGTCAATTGTAGATAAACTCAATGATATAAAGACGGTAAAATTTCAAATACCAAACCAACCAGAAGAAAGAATCAATGTGGTATTAGAGAGAAATATCTCTATACCTTTTTTAACTCCATTTAAAGGAGTCATTACTAGTAAATCTCTCGGCAGGGATAAAATTTCTGTAGTTGCCAAAGAAAATGCCTGGCATCTCACTAGAAGAATATTTCGTGCAGGTAGTCTTGTAAATCATAATTCTGATAGTTATAAACTTGAAATGCAAGGTGGCAGTGCTGCTTACGTAGATGGTAAATTTGCTAAAGCTTTTAATTTCACAGGTTCAAATGAAATACAATGTAATGCAGCTGATGAAGGTGCTTTTGACTTTGAAAATAATGCAGCATTCTCTATGGGAGGATGGATTAAATCTTCCAATATCGGTTCCCAGCAATATCTTTATCAAAAATTAAATGGCGTTGTTGGTATTTCTATTTATTTCTCATCATCCAATCATCTATGTGTCTCTCTGTGTAACACTGCAAACTCTAACGAACTTAAGAAACGATATACTACAAATCTCCTAGATGGAGAATGGCATCATATTTGGATAACAAAATCTACCTCTCTCTCAGCCTCAGGGTTAAAGCTTTATGTAGATGGCGTTGAAGTTTCAACAACAACAGATGCAGATACACTTTCTGCTTCTATTTTAAATAATAATGTTTTCACTCTAGGTGGCAAAGCTGGATCTTATAGGTTCACTGGTCATATGGATGAGTGGCGAATTTATAATGTAGAACATAATAGTACAAAAGCTAAACAGGTAATGGATAACACCGAATCACTATCGGGTGTAGTTGCCCGTTATCCCTTTAATAGTGCTAAACTCAGTTATACTTCGACGGCGGTCAATGTGTTAGCACAATCAATTCTTGATAAAGCAAATGAAGATATGCCAAGTGGAATGACTTGGGAACTCGGTCCAAATACCTCTACTGAGGTAGTGGATATAGAATTCAAATTTCGTAACCACTGGGAAGCACTTCAAAAGCTTGCACAAGCAGCAAAACTAGATTTATGGGCTGATAGCGAAAACCATATCATATATCTCGAAGCGTTTAGATCCAAGGGTAAAATGTTAGATAAGGTATTAGATATTGTAGTAGAATCAACACCACATTTATCAGTAGATCAAGTTGCTAACCAAATTAATGTTTTAGGAAAAGAAGTAGGTACCGATACTCAATTAGAGAGTATTGCACAAGCTGAAACTGACCTAAAATATACGTATGAAATGGTAGTATCTGATAGACAGATTACTAGCATGGCAGCAGCTACAGGAGCAGCTGAAAAGTTGTTAGATGAATATAAAATTCTCACACCTGTAGTTAAAGCAAAAGTTCCGTTCCAACAATACGTAAGATTCGATATGGAAACAGGGGATGTTATCCGTATTGTAAAACCTGAACAGGAACTAGATGGCAAATTCCGTATATTGGAATTAGCTATACAAAGTGATTCAGTAGCATTGACTCTAGAGTCAAATGATACAGCTGTATCACACGTCCGATCAAGATCTATGGGAGATATATTAGGACACTTACTCCGCAAAATGAATGATAATAACATCAATTAGGTGATTGAATATGAGTTTTGAACAATTGATACTCCAAGGCACAGTCGGTATCGGTATGGGAGCTTTAATAGCTGTCGCTGGATATCTTGCAACTGCTGCAGAATCTTGGAATAATAGAAAATTCGCATACTCTGTAATCATTGGTGTCTTTACCTCATTTACTGTAATTTCTGGCTTAGGTCAAGAAATCACAACAAGTAACTTTATTCCAACATTACTATCTATTGCTGGTGTAAGTTTCTTTGCTAACAAAGGTATCAAGACAGCTTTGAGAGTACGCGGACACGACGACGAATTATACTAGTCAGAGTTACTCCCGACGTTAATGGGACTCCCCTTACCTCATTAACAAAAGCAGGGTAGTGTGAGTATGCACACTTGAAAAAGAAGACTGGTGTTACGAGCCAGCCCTGCTTCTTTTTTATCCTTTATTTTCGTATTCAGAAATTAATCTTTTAAAAACTCTAAGTCTGTAATCTTGAGTTATACTAGGAAGTAAACGTTTCCACAAAATAAATCGAAAATTTTCATTCAAAATATTATCTCCATTAATTGTGATCCAAATGATTCAAAGGTGGATACGCAAGGAACATATCCAATCAGTATTGTCTGCTCCATTCGTTCTAGAACCTTCTGTCCCATTGTACTTCCTCTTCCAAAATCCAAATATATCAAATACATTATTCCAACTATACCTAAAGATAGAATAGTTCCAGGTGTAAGTTTAAAAGTTTCCGAGTTTACCATAGTCCCAGTCATCTTCAAATCTCTTTGTCTTCATACATTACGGACATGGGTTAGTCATCCCCATATTTGGTGTGAAACAATCCTTAATAGGATGTGTATCTGCTGGTGTATTATGTGAAGCTATAAACATAACTAAAATAAATACAAGAACAATTGGTACTAGATAGAATAAATTAAAGTTCAAAATTTTGCTCCGCAACCTACACAAGTAGAATATCCTTTTGAATGACCGTCATTCTTTCCCCAAGTCCACTTATAACCTTGTTTCTTTTTACATTTAGGGCAAGGTTCAATTGGATAATTACCTGAACCCCAATCACTCATTTATCATCTAACTCATGTACTTCTTTAATATCTTCATCAGATACCCATACCCATTTACCTTTATCATTCTTTGCAATAGGTTTTTTAGGTTTCTTTTTCTCTTGTATCTGATTAAGAAATATCATTGCATTAGCTAAAGTATATAATAATCTGGTCTTTTCACTTCCTTGAGCACCAACTAATTCAGCTTGAATTGAATCTGCCCAAGCTTGTATCTCAGCATCATTAGGTAGGAGAAATTCTTCTTTTTCTAATAATCCACCTAGATTCTTAAACCAACTTCCTAATCCCATCTTCCGTCACCTTTCTTTCTTCTGCTTTCTTTCCACTTTGGTATATAATAACCTATCGTGAGCCCACCGAAGAAATAGGCCATACAAATTAATGTAAATCCTAAATCACCGATCATTTCTTATCCCTAATGGCTACTATATCACCATTAACTTCTTTCTTTACCCATTTCAATTTAATCAAAGTCATAATTAAATCAGATGCATCTTGCCAATCCATACCAAAGTCCAATAAATGATTCTTTAGTTTTAATTCACTTATTCTACCTACATCTTGTACTAAGGCCCATACTTGTGCTAATTGTGTTCCTCTTTTAATCTTAAATCTATCTCCTTTCTCATTATCAAATAAAGCATCTAGTGTAGGATCCATTTTAATTGTCAAAGTCTTTGGCATTTCTTTTACTTTCATAAGCCAATACCCTAGGGCAATTCGTTCATATAATGGTTCTTCATAATGTACTACATCTAATTCATCAAGCTTTTTATAAATAGTTCTATCAAATTCTACCTTTTCTAATTTTTTCATAATATCATCATATCGGGTATTAATAGCAGCTTTAAGTTTACTTAATGTTAAAGTATTAGTCTTTACATTCTTACTACTTCTTCTATTCAATTTGAATTGTTTGATATCATTAAAGTTAGGAATAAGTAATAGGAATAAGAATCTTCTAGCTAAACCACTGCTCAATTCATATCTTGCAGGTTGAACTCCAGTCCACAAAGAAAGGTTAGTTTGATATTCTATTTTACCTGCGGCTAATCTTTTCCTAACCATTCCCGAGTCTAATGCTGTAAGCAAAGCTGTATCCAATCCTGCATTATAATTTTGACTTACTGCAGCAGATATAGCTGAAAACTCTTCTATTCCTACTATACTATTACTTTCATTTCTACATAAACCAGGTGACTCTTGCGCTACACCTTCGGAATTAAATTTAGCAGTTCCTACAAATCCTGCTTCGGACATTTGTGATTCAAAAGTACAACCAACTTTAGTTCCTTTTACTAGACTTAATTCATTTTCTAAAAATTGTCTAAGCCAAAATGATTTACCGAAACCTGGAACCGTAACAAGAATAATATGTTGTCTAGTGTTAACTTTCAAACCAGCTTCTGTATAAATGCCTTTTTGCTGATTCATGATATTAAATATGTGACAACCTAAAGAAGAAATATAGTACGGTGGAAACTTTCTAGCATAGGCTACATTCCTGGCCTCTAATTCATTTAATATTGCTTCATATACATCAGTCATCTTATTATCACTTCTATTCCCATTATTGCAAAAGTAGTTACTAGCATTACTGGTACGGTGATTGCTGGGATAATTATCACATATAATTGTGGATATTTTTTAAACAGATTCATTTCGATATCACATTATCCAACATGAATCGAATTCTTTGTAATCTACTTGGACCAATTCCTGGAACTTTAAGCAATTCATCATCATCAGCATTCACTATACATCTTACTGTAGAAAATCTATCTAAAAGATTTTGTGCGACATCAGTCGGAACATTTAATAATAATTTAACCACTTCTCTTTGTGGGTTTTCAGTTCGTTTTATTCTTCTATCTTTAATCTGATCCAGCTTCCCTTCTGCAATCTTTTTCAAGAGTTTCGTAGCCACCATCAAACCATCATTATGTGGATCAGAATAACCATCTTGTATCCAAATTACACTTCTCAATCCAAATCTAACTATTGCACTTGCAATTGCTCCTTGAACGTGTTCTTCGGTTATCTTGCTCTTCTTGTAATACTTTTCTACTTCTTTGTAACTACCTGTAATAAGTAAAATTGGTATAGGCTCTGAAGCTAATCGTTTTAATTGATCTTCTAATCTACCTGATAGAAGACTTTGCATAAAATCAGAAATTGCTTTTCTTTCTATTGTAACTTTACCATCATCAGCATAAGCTGCATAGTCACCACATGATAAAGCTTTTACTGTAAATTCTATTCCATTGTGTTTAAGTAAAGTTCTTTGTTTAACTTTTTCTCTGGAATCAACAACAATCTCTATGTCTTTTGCGGCCATGTTTCTACTCCTTCATCATAAGCGATTGGATCTTTAATTCCTGCCTGACCGAAACCTAAGAGTCTGTATTCACAACTTGGACATTTGCCACAAGCTTTCATTCCACCTCGATAACAAGACCAAGTCTTATCCCAAGGTACTCCTACTTCCTCTCCTAATCTAACTACATCTGCTTTTGTAAGATACACAATTGGTGCATGTACAAAAATATCATTTGTATGTGTTTTGATTACTTCGTTTACTTTTGCTATGTATTCTGGTCTGCAATCCGGATAACCAGAATAATCAATAATATTAGCACCATAAAAGATATCAGTATATCCCCATGACTGTGCATATCCAGCTGCAATGGCTAACATTATAGTATTTCTAAATGGTACATAAGTTGGTGGAACATCTGAAGTTGCACCATCTGGTATTTCAATATCAGAATCTTTACTCAAAGCTGTAACAAAATTACTTGCTAGATTATTCAAGTCAATTGTTTTCACATCAGCTTGATATTCCCAACCAACTTCTCTAGCACATATAATTTCTTTACTATGGGTCTGACCATAATCAAAAGTTATACAACCTACTTCTCTAGAACAAGATTTAGCTAGTCCTAAACAAGTTGCACTATCCATTCCACCAGATATTATTACTAGTGTCTTAGACAAGTTCAACTTTCTTGAAGTCGACATAACTTCACTTGTTGATTTACCCCATTCCATAAAATTCATTAGTATAACTCCATTCCTATTTTACACATAGGACAAACTGTTTTTCCATCTACTTGTTTCATTTCTTTTGGACAAAAGTCACCAGGACATTCATCACATCTTTGCAGATGAGAACTGAAACATCCTTTACAACCTTCCATTCCGCATCCCGCACAATCTTCTATACAATACTGACAAAGAACAATCCCACATTTACTGCATAGCACTGTATGTTCACAATGTCTGACATCAGTCATTACGCCTTTCCTAGATTAAGCAAATCTAAAAATTCTTGTCGAGGATTAAATCCTTCTGGTGGCTTTGCAAATACACCTGTTAAACTACTTGTAGTAGTTACTGTCTCAGGTTGTTTTACGCCTCGAGCACGCATACAGTTGTGAATGCCTTTACAAACAACCATTACCCCTTTACAATTCAAACCTTTGTGTAAAACGTTTGCCAACTCAGAAGTATAATCCTCTTGTATCCAAGGATATCTTGCAAGATCAATAGCAATACGTGAGAGTTTTGAAAGTCCTATTGCTTTTCCTTCTGGAACATATCCTATGTATACGTCGTATTCTATCAACAACATATGATGTGGACACATTGAAAACGTTTTAATTGGGTCTTGTACCACTAAGCCATTATTAATTGTTGGGAATGTAGCTTTAAAATGATCACACAATGATTCATCGATTTGTTTTTTAGACAAACCTTGATAAACTGCGAGCCATTTAGCAAATCGTTTTGGCGTGTCATTAAAGTTGATATCTCCACCCCAACCCATGACATCAACTAATTCTTCGATTAGTCTTTCTATCTTTTCGGTTTTCATATCCCGTCCATTTCTCCTGGCCAATATATTTTGTGAAGTTGACATAATACTCTACAATTATTTGTGTGAACTGAGTTTAAAAACGTTTCGGCGAACTCAGCATAGGACAACCATCCTTTGGGCAATTTACCCGCCTCATGTGCCGGCTGTTGAAACTTTTCAAGATACAGACTATAATCCCTTAAAGTCTCTGCGTATTCTTTATTCTTTTTAACTTCAGCTTCTGACCACATGACAGGTTGAATCGTAACGTTAATAGGATCGAAGAATTTAATTTGGTTCAAAGCATATGTAATATCTTCTTTAGTTTTTGCTATAGCCATTTTAAATTCAATTTTATTTCTTAAAGTTTCATTTTCTATACAAGCACCAATAAATTCATTCTGTACTGTTTGATCTCCTTTAAATGCTCTACTAGCTGGAGGTTTTAAATCAATAGTAATGAAATCTAATTTATCAAGTAATGGAACATATACTTCTTCTCCTGCTGTAATCATATGCCATATCTTTTTATGATTAGGATTTCTCTTTTCAAACCATTCTATGAAATGCAATATATCTTTTGAGAACTCTGTTGGTTCACCACCAGTCCACCAAATACGATCTACATTCCAAAACTCTTTCATAAACATTTCTTCCAAGTCTTCAAATGTATATCTTGTACCTAAAGGTTTACTATTTTTCTTTCCAGGCCAAGTAGACATTGCATCACACCAGGAACAGCCTACATTGCATCCTTGAAATCTGACAAAGATACAGCTTTGTCCTATAAAATTACCTTCACCATTAATTGTAGGATAAGGTCTTTCATATAAATATAAAGCCTCTTCTCCCCAGCCTAATGGTTTTTCAATCACATTCGTTTGATTCTTCATTTTCATCTTCATCTCTTAACCATGCCCATTCTGGTCTTTCTTTCATCTCAAAGCAGTTCCACAATGCAAGCATCTCAAAACTTCTTCGCTCCAATCTACTCCACAATGATTAACGGTATTGTTTGTTTGGGTTGTTGGGCCATTGTCCGGTGACAATATCTTTTCCAGCTTGCCATTCAGGACTTCCTCTTTCAACACTGATTCTACCTTTCCCGGAACATCTTCTACAGTTGGCGATCGTGACTCTTCCAATTTCATCTCGTCTCCGATATTGACCAGTTCCTTTGCAAGTATGACACCAAACATTTTCTTTGCTCAAACTTCAATACCATACTTTCCAGTCTCCCAAATTCGTAAGCCCACTTTCGCGTCTTTATGTTTAAGTAATAATTCGACTTGGATTAATTTTTGTAATTCTTTTACTAGAGTTTCTGTATCCATTCCACCAATGTATCTAATTTTATTTTTAGACTCATCTGGTTCGCCTAAATGATCTAAACTTCCCAACACTGCTACTTTAATGTCTTTAAAGTCGACCCAATCTTTCGTCTTAACTCTAACTTCTAAATATGCATCTAAATGATTATGTGGTTTAAGACAAGCCTTGTCAACTAATTCAGGTCGGTCTTTAGCTATGAAATGTCTAAAACTAAACGTAGTTTTAAATAAACGAGTATAGTTAATAGCCATCTCCTTTACCTCCCTTCTTCTTCTTCTTTCGTTTCATAGTCATCTTTCCATACACCTTCTACTTGCTCTAATTCCCCTTTCACGGATAATATTGCATATCCTAGTCTTACATAATTCAAAAGATCTAACCAGTTATCTTTTATAGACTCGTGATTTGGTTCTTTTGCATTAGGAGAATATAAGCTTAATAATCTATTTAAATGTTTATTCATAAAAGTATAGGCACTATACCATCCAAATGGGAACATATCCGATATGTCAACTGATCCGCTATTGTAATCCTGATCTTTTGAACCGAAAAGCAAAGCGTCAGCCTCATCAGTCATTTCAGCTATTTTCTTCCTTACTTCGTCATCCATCTTCTTCTACCTTCTTTTCCTGAGCTGCTATTACTTCATCCACACTAATAGCTGTGCACGAATGCGTAACAGTATCTATAACGTACCAATAATCGTCTGTAGTTATATACATCTTACCTTCTTTTACTTCAAACTTACAATCCATTTAAATCAAAATCTCCTTCACCAAAACTATACAAACAATCATTCGAATATTTACACCAACCACATAATGGACTCAAGTTCTTCTCGAACGGTCCTTTTGCTTTAATTTTTTTCACCAATTTATTATATTGATTCTCAACTGCCTTTAATGACATTGAATGGAATCTTTCAACATGATATTGTTTTAGCATTGGATTTATACAAGCCCAATGTGTTACAGGTAAATCATACATCTTAAGTTTGTTAAGGATAATTGCATACCACCCTGTTTCCGCTCTTAGACTCGTCAAGGTCCTATCTTTGGACAAATTATAAGAACGTCCAGTCTTATATTCCACAACACATAAGGCTTTCTCTGCTGGTAAATAATCTAACCTATCAACATGCCCTGTTCGTGGATACTCACCAGGCAAGTTAACATATAGCTCTGTTGCTACTGGCATGTAAACTTTGTCTAGCTCTTTCTCGTATGCCGTCTTTGCCATGATAAATCGTCTAGCCTCAAATTCAGCAAAGTAATCAAACCAATCGTCAATGCGTTCATTGTCAGGCAGCCGAGTTCGAATATATTTAACTAGATCCTGTTCACTATCAAGTCTCCTCATCTCCTCAAGATCTATTTTTGGAAAGAAATCATCACATCCTACATGGAAGATTTGACCTTTTCCAGTAGGGGTTTTATCATCAACTATCGGTTGAACATAAGCATCATAATCTGGGTCACGGAAAAAGAAATACTCGAATTGTTTCTCACAATGCTTAAACATCATGAATGCAGTCTTTCTAATCTTTTTGTTTTCCATTTCTAATCCTCGAGTAGATTAACATACCAATATTTATCATAGGTATCACTTCAATCAAATCTACACCATACAGGAAGAAATCTAATACTGGATGTACATGAGAAATTATACCCAGTTCTAAATAAAGATCTGCGTTCCATATCATATGTGGTATTTGGATATAAATGATAATCGCAGTTAATAATAATGATTCTGTTATATGTGAATCATACCATTGCCAGAATCTATTCCACATCTTTACCTACCTCTTTTCCACAAGTCCTACAATAAAATTTAAATTCCTTAAAGAATAAATTAGGATGGTTACATATCCAAGCTCTTTCATGGAATTCGTCTACATCACTCATCTTCACCTGCCTCCTTTGCTTCATCTGCTTTAGCTAAAGCCATTGCTGATAATTTAATAAAAGTGTTCCTTTCATCTTGATTTGGATTATTTTGTTTAGCAAACGCTCGTTCATACCAATTAAGTATGTTTTGGTAATCCTTTACTGTTAATGTTATATCCATACTCATTTAAACCATTGATCCAATTGTTGTTCTCCATCTATTACTACTCTCCAATGATATCCCATTGCATCAAGAATAGGTTCGAATTTCTTCTTCACTATCTTCTCAAACATAATACCAAAGTCTATTTCAACTTCTGGAGGCAATTTATGATGTTCTTGTATGCAAATAACATCTGTGGGCATTAATGGTGAACTGACCCTTTTGACATATAATAATCTTGGGGCAGCTGATTCATCATACCTCCACCCTAGAGTTTTTCCATATTCCATTCCTCTCCACCAAGGCGAAGATTCATTCGCAGTGTGTATCTGTCTCGGCACCGCTATCTCATACGGATTAACGTCCTCAAATTTATTTTTTATATTTTTTATCAAAGCCAGAGCTCCGCTTTCGTTGTCGTCGATCAACCAAACCTTAAAGAAATGTTCCATAGTATGCTTTAATATATCAGGAGTATCACTACGTCTTGTTTCGAATCCTTTAACGTACACTTCATTAGTCTTAGTTCCTTCTGACCAAGTCATCTTTGCAGCATACTTTTTCTTAACAGGTACCCATTTACCTTTACTTATCTTTCTTCTCTTAAAGGCAATCTTATCAAAGAACTTTTCAAACTTTACGTCAATCTCGCTTCCTGTAACTCCCATAGACTTTAGCTTAGTATCTAAATATTCATGTATCAAATCTTTAACTATAAATCCACCATCGAGATTTTTACAGTTCACAAATACACTATCTGTATCTCCATATTCTACAGGATAACCTTTGGTTTTTAAATGCTCAGCAAGCCCATTAATAACCATTCTTCCAACTGCTGTAATTGCATTCGCACAATCGGGATCAAATAATCTGAATCGTGGAAAGGCCATGACGCCGTAGAAGCTAGTAATAATGAATTTATCAGCGGTATCTTCCTCCTCTAATGCTTTGTATTGTGGTGAGTCATGTCCAAATTCTTTTTCAGCAGCACGCTTTCTTTCTCTTACTCTCTCTCTCAGAGCTCTGAATTCAGTAATGGTTTCTGGCATAATTCCTTTTTGGATTTTAGGATCAAGAAACCTATATTCATTTCCTTTTTCATCGTTAATCACAATTGTTCCTTCTTTGTTTTTTGTCTCAGGCGATATATTAAAGCCCGCAATAATGCTAGGATATAGAGCTGCTGCGTCAAATACTCCAATGTTGTAGTGAGTACCTGGTGACGGCAATAATACCATGCCTCCTTTAACATCTCTTTCAATTTCTCCTCTAGGTTTACTTGGTAGTATTCGATTACCTCGTCTTAATAAGATCGCATGGTCAATTATTTGTTCTTTAGAAGTCGTCTGAGGTAATGTGCAACCACTTAATTTAGCAACAGCTAATGCTTGTTCTATTAATTTCTCTTTGACTATAATATTCTTTTCATTCTCAACATCAGTCTGACAATAATTAATAACTATATTTGGATCTTTTTCCCATGTAGCTTTAATTTTATCTCCATAATCTTCCCACTCTACATCTAGTTCTTTTTTAGCTACCGCATGCAAGTTATAACTATTCATCTGACCTGATGGATTCTTTTTAACCTTATATGCAGCCAAGGCATCAAAGATTATCCTACCTGCTATTTGAAATTTATGATGTACTTTTTTATCTGGAGCAGTCCAATGTCTTATTTCAGCTTTGTGTACAGGTGATAATGCATTCTTATCAATGCCAAGGTGGTCCATTCTAGCCATAATCCAACTAGCGTCATAGTCAACATTCCAACCTGTAATAATGTCTGGATCATGTTTCTTTAATAAGTTTAAAAACTCTTTCCACATTTCTTTCTCATTTGTTCCATTTGTAGAGAAAGTATATTGTTTATCTTCATAGCTATCCCAAACAATCACACAAGCAGTTTGATATTGTGGTGTTTCCCAAGTTGGTACTATATCTGGTGTAGATATAACTTCAACGTCAACTACCCAAGTTCTTAATTCAATATCAGTTGCATCTGCTGGTACGATTCTATTATATTCATTTAATTCAAAACCATCAGTAATACCTAGTTCTATTAACTTGCATTCAGGCCAATGAATATCTGCTTCATGATGAGGTAATCCATCTCTAAGATCAATTACGTCACCTGGCATTTTAGAAGTAATCTTCCATAAAGGTTTTCCATAGATACTAGTGTATCCTGATTCAACTTTTTTAACTTTCTTTTGTAAATCTAAATTATAATCTGGTTCTGTAGCAGACCAAAAGTAACTTGTTAATCCTTCTTGTCTAATACTATAACGTTTTCCGTCATCTCCTCTAGCAAAGACAAGGAGAATAGGTTTATAATTTCCTCTCTCGTATAATTGGATTGCGTCAATTTTACGGTAGCGCATGATCGACCATTCCGTTACTCATCTTGACATACTTTTTATTTTCAATGGCAGCTGATAGAGCAATAGCATATTCGATAAATTCATCAACAAATACTTCTGCAACAACTTGGTCTTCATTTATTAATTTAAGTATAGGCCCCATATGTGGATCATATTTCCATTCCTTGTGAGTATAATAAATACTTTCAGTTTGAGTTTCTCTATGAGGATCTCCGTGATCAATTACCATTCTTCTGTCTCCTCATTCCATTCCCATGGAAATTGTACCCATGAATTTGTCTCTGTGGTCTGTCCAGCATATTCAGGACTGTGGGCTGAAGTATGTGACTTGTGAACCAATACTGCTGTTGCAAATTCATATTCATCATTCTTATCCATTATTAATAATGTTCTCATTACATTATTAAGTGTTTCACCTGAATCGGCAATATCATCAACTATTAATATTTTCCTATCTAGTATTGGTAAATCATAATGTAAAGGATAGGAATTGTTCATTTTAATAGTATCGATTGTTTTCATATTAAACTTTTTGGCAAGCATTAAAGCTGGTGTCAATCCGCCCATCTGAATACCAATTATCTTATGAGGTATCCAACCTTGATCGAGTAGTTGTTCGTAGATATAATTAATACCGTCTTTTACATCTGCTTCTGTTAGTGCTAATATGTTCATTTCTTTTTCAACTTGCTCTCTATTCCTAGTTTAAATCCTTTAACATGGTAATTTAATGATTGTACATCTAAAGGAAATTGTGTAAAGTAATAACCTAATTGATCTTGGAACTCTGTTGCGTATGTTATCTTAACTGGATATTTTGTATCCATACTAACTAGTTTCCATGGTTTAGAATGGAATGTAGCTAATTCTTGCAAGTTAACAAAGCCCAAGAAATGTACCTTCTTAAACTTTTTATTAGCACCTTCCCATAATTCATCAGCAGCTTTAATTCTATCTTTCCAAAAACCTACGTGCTTTGGAATACAAACAATATCAACTGCTTTACTATAATCATCCATTACAGCATTGTAACATTCTATCAAGTCATCCATTGTTCCTCCTTGTGGAGCAAACATTAATTTAGGTCTATTATCTAATTGTACCAAATCTGGAATAAAATCTCTAGCTAGACTAATACTTTTATTTACACTACCCATAACATCAGGTATTACTGCCCAAGTAGGTTCGAGTATACTTATAATATCCATATAATCTTGACTATCCATAGATGCACCAAATTCCCAAGCACCATTATCTAACATTATCTGGCGTCCATTCTTTTGTAAATTATCCATAGCTGCCATATACTTTCTACCAGTTTCATCTTGGCGATTTAATAATGGTGCTAAACAAAATGTAATATCTCCTACATCCAAGTCCGAATACTTTACAGGTAGATCAATTGCTAATTTCATCTATAGTACCTTTTATCTACTTCTAATAACTTATTGTACATTTCTTTTCCATAGTCAGTGGCTTTGTAAAAGTTTACATACGTATCTAATCGTTTAATATATTCTGTATCAACCATTACCATATTGGCTTTAATTAATTTTCTAAGATGATAGTTCATAACACCTCTAGTTTTATGTGCTAGGTATCTTTCCATACGTGCATAATTTACTCCATCTTTGTTACTGAGTAAATATTCTAATAATCGAACAGACTTTTCATCTTGTAATGTGTGTCCTACTAGTGCGAGTCTATCTATTCGTTTCATAATTAAAAAAAAAGGGGAAGGTTAAACACCAAATACCTCTTTCGGAACTTCGCCTTCAAGACTTTTCTTCAATGAATCGAATGTGATATCTTCAACTTGTAAATTATTTACAGAATTGAATCGACATTTTTCAATCGTACCCATTCTCTTCACTTGCATCTTGGCAGTTGCTTTTCCGCCTTCCATTATAGGCATTGGTCGTTTCTCTACGTGAACACTTATGTCCACATAGTATGTGCTTTCACCTTGAGCTTTAGCTTTTGTTTGATTAGTCAAGTTCCCACTTGCATCATAAACAGCACCACTTCTACTGGTAAATACTACATGACAAGGTCGTGAGAGTAATCTCATAACTAGCCATCTATATTTAGCATTAGCATGTTGCCATTCAGTTCGCATCATAAATTCCTTTCCTGACGATTTGCTTACTTTTGTAGCTGCATTGTAATGTAACCACAAACCTAACCAAGACCAAATATCACTGATTGAATCAACAATAATTGTTCCGCCTTCGACATCTTTTAATGCTTCTGTAGCTAATTCTACTTTCTCTAATGATCTAATTGGATCAATAGCAAAAGGATCCTCATCTGTTGCGCCGCCACTCTTTTGTGGTTTGTCAGTATAAGGTTCACTACATTCCATTATTCGAATGTCTTTATCTGGGAAATGATGTTGCAATTGGGAGACTCCAAACTCTGTAGAAATTACATAGATTGGCTCAGGGAAACTGAGACCAAAATATGTTTTACCTACTTCCTGTTCGCCCCAAACTAAAACCTTTAATCCTCTACGAGAATTGGTTTCAGTAATAGGTTTAAACAGAGCATCTACTTTAGATGCTGTGCTGTCAGCTGCCTTAGCTTTATCGGCTTTATTCATATCGCTCATTGACATTTTTATATGATGCCCTTGTACGCCATATGCGGACAGATTGTCTGAGGAATAAATTCTCCATTATCGTCTTTTCTGAATGCTTGTATATCTTGATCGCAAACAAAACAATGAAACAATAAATGCGTCTCCGCAGTTGCTTTTCGTTTTGCTTTTACAACTCCGTCTTTTACGGATTTTGTAAGTTTTTTTGCGTTCGCCATGTATACAACAGATCCAGATCTACGAGAGGAGTTCCTCGTCCGCCGGTGTAGCTAAGCCAGGAACTGGAAATACGCCGAGAGCATTTAATGCAATCATATCTTCGTCAGTTTGTTGTTTGGCTTCTCTGTCATACTTTTTTGCTAATTGTGTTCTTGCGAATACAGTTACAACAGAACCTTTACCAAAGTTGGTATGGCCTCTGAGTGTTTTTGGTACCCAACAGGTTACACTATCAGCATCCAAGGACAAAGTCTCGTCATTCAACACGAGAAGATCACTACTGGCTTTCTCACTTTCAATGCGTCTTAGCACATCAACAGTACCTTCAGTTACCACAAAAGCTTCGTAATCGCCACGGTTGGACTCATGATAACTGATATCAATTTCCCCCAGTGGTTTAAACTTATCTGCAAATGCAGATGAGATTATCTCCTGGACATTCGCATCTGATTCGAGTGGTCTGAAAGCTGTGACTGATGATGATCTAAGATCATAAAAGTCTTCGCCAGTTTCGCCTAATGCTCTGAATTCTACTTCTTGGAAATATGGCAAGTCAGTTTTGGCAATGTCACCACGTAATTGTATTTTACCTGGTACCCATTTATCGTCGCCTGCTTTTTTAACTGCCATAATTACTCTTCTAACGAACAAAGTAGCTGGCTGATCTTGACCGTATCGTGGGTTTGGTTTACCTGCGATCTCTTTACGACTGTCAGTTAAGACTAGTTCGTTGGTGTCTGCATCTAGTCTAGCTCTCTTGCTATCTAGTACACCTTGTGGATCTGATTGGTATTCTTCTACGACTTTGGCTTTGATAGCTGCCATCATATCTCTTGGTTCATCTGCACCCACAATGATTGCGCGAAATGCAATTGCTGGTGAACGTAGATTTGATTGAATCTCGCTCTTAAGTAATTGCAAAGTACGTTTATCCTTTTGTGCTTCTGGTACTGATGAAGGCAAAGTTGCGAAAATATCTTTGTATTTTGCTTCCAAGTCTTCCAAGGATTGTCCGGATTTAGTAGCCCAAGCTTCTAGTTTCTTAGTATCCATTTCAGCATTCCTCCTTACTGGTATCAGATTGTAATTCATCTGATGTTTTCTTATCTTCCGATTGTATTCTATACCACGTATTGTTTATATGTATAGCTTTAATGTCGCAAACTAGTTGGCAATTCATCGTCCGTCCACTAGCCCCTATAGGGATTTTTCCTAACTGTTTCTCTAACTGATCCAACATAAATTTAGGAATAGAAATTTGTCTATTTCTTCTAAGTCTGGCTTCAAATCTTATTTTGTTCAAGTCAGATTTTATTTCGTTTGGTGAATCTTCAAATACCCATTTCATAATAATAACTTTAACCTTTGTAATATCTTAACATATTTTGGACAGATACATTGTTTCAGCCCTTCGCCACATGATATACAAATTCTTACTTTGCCAACCATTCTATATATTTTATTAGCCCAAAGACCATCCATCGTCTGTCTTTATGTTCGTTAAGTAAGAATGCAACTGTATTAACAGGACAAGTTCCTATATAGCAATCTGCGTGGTCAGAGGTGCATCTTTTTTCATGAGCATTCCTAAGCAGTGTTTCTAAATTATCCATTATCTGTCGTCCGGTTCGTAGTCTTCTTCGGCTTCTCGGACGTCGAAAAATTGACGACAATCGCATTTTGCATCATCACATGATTCATATGCAAACTCTTCCTCGTCATTTCGAATGTTCAGTTTCTCTACAAGAGCCCTGTCTTCTTTATTCTGGGCATCATAATGATCTTCCCAGTAATGTCCACAGACACATCTAACATCACTGTCACCATAATAGGCATCAATCATACTATCAGTGACGCCAGGTGGTAGCCAGCTAGACATAACTCCACTTCCTAGTTTTAAAACATTTCTCACACATTCTCATTCCTACCTTTAAACATTCTATCCAAGATTGTTCTTCTTTGCAACTTTCGCATAGTGTCATAAGTCCCACTCGTCTCTATAACTAAATTCTTTAACTCTAACTCTTAACACATCTCTACACCTCTATCTCTGGGTTAATAGCCCAATATACCCTACCGCGTATTCTTTTTCGAATCACTTCATCTTTTTCCAAGTGTCGCAATAAACGTTGACGAGCACTAGGATGTGATATGTGAAGTAAAGCAGCAATCTCTTTTGTTGTATAAGCAGTTTCAGGTTGCATATAAGCCATAACTGGTTTATTTTCGCTAATTTCACTACCTTGTTCGAATTCATCTATACTAATAGGCATTATTGTTCCTCCAATAGTTGTTTACATTTCTTACATAGAAGATTATTATGGTAAAGTACTACTTGCTCTTTGCAATTTCTTAAATGCCATAACAATTCCCAATCATTAACTGGTTCCCAGTTAAATTCTATTCCTCGAATTTGAACCAATCACTTGTCTCCATCATCATTAAATCTTGAAATGTTCCACAATCCATAATTTCCATACTTAATTGTTCTAAAGTTTCTATAACTGGTTTTAAATCTGCTTCAGCCTCTGGACTTGCTGCAGATACTTTTTTTAATTTCTTAATCATACTGTCTAATTCACCTGTACGATCATCTCCACCCGAACATTGATCTTCCATCTTTTGTTGTAAATCTTCAACAAAGTATTTAGCATCTTCTAAATTATCTTCTATCTCATCATATTGGTTTTCTGTTAATATCCTTTCCATCTTTTTTGCGCCTCTGGTTTGTCTGGGTATTGTTTTACTTTCCAATAAAACTCTCCATTATCGTTAACCTTCTTTTCAAGATAACCTGCACTTTCCAGTCTATGTAATTGTTTAAGTACACTACATCGTTGATTGCCTTTAAGTTCAACTAATTCTAATGTACTATAGGCTTTATGCAAACCCATTTTACGAAGTAATCGATATGTTTCGATTAGTATTTTCATCATTGTACACCAGGATTATCTGTCTTATCTCCGGGCATGTTCATTGGAACACCTTTCGATGCAGCTACTTGTTCGACTGTTTTAAATATAAAGTCTAATGCATTAACTACTCCTTCTTCTTGTATAGCTAGCTTTGCTGTTTGATCAGCTATACCATCTAGCTTGTACTGTAACATCTTTAAATGTTCATTCAAAGAAGAGTTATCATGCTGTAACTTTTCTATTTGTTTTTCCAGATCCTTTACTTTTGGTTGTTGTTTTATTTTCTTTTGCATATTCTTTTTGCACCTCCGAATCTAATGGATTGGAGTAATCTAATTCGACCGTTTCATCTCGTGGCCAATCTTTTATTTTTCTCCAGTACTTTGTTTTTCCTAGAGTCTTGAACTCGACAAATCCTAATTGTTCTAAACGTTTTAATCTTTGTAATGCTGCTGGGTGATGAATCTTTAGGAAGGTTTGTACTTCAGTTGTTGTATAGGCTTGGTCACTTCGCATCCAATCGAGAAGCATAGAGTTGCTTTTCAGCTCTCTTTCTTCGATATTCATCCAATCATCTAGATCTATAGGCATGTTTTCTTCTCCTTGATTTCTTATTACTCCATTTATTATATGAAGTAACTAAATGATCTCTGCGTTCCTTTTCTACACAAAAACTCTGCCAGTCTTTAAAGTGATGTCTTCCTACATCACCATTCATACCACCGAAAGTTTTAGGTTTTTTTAGCATAACAGAAGACTCGTAAACTATCTCACACCATGGCATTTCATGTCTTACTAAATTACCAAAGTTATAGCTTCCGCAATCATGTGTTTTGCAAATCCATCTCTGCCACTTGTGTTTAGGAGCTTTCTTTATTTTTACCTCTTGTTTCTTTCCGGTCAAACATTCATGGCAAACAAAGCCATCCTTACCTTGTAGTTTATGAAGATTATCTCCACTACTGGATGGTGTCCCACACTGTGCACAGGCAATTACATTGATCATCTTAAGTCTGAAGGAACAAATTCTTCGCCAAGCTTCTGCACTGCTGCAGCGACAGCAAATGCCATCTCGATATCAAAAGCAACACTCTTACCATTCTTTGTAAGAGATAGACATCGCTTTGGATTATCTTTATCTGCGTTCTCACCATCGTATACGATACGACTTACGTGCATGATTGCTTTTTGTGGCGTTATAAGATCTATGTGTTCTTCCTCAGACCAATGATTTTCTTTCACTGGTGCTGCGAATTTTTCGATTGTTTTGTCTTTTAAATCCATCATTCTAATATTCACCTGTCATTGCTTTACCAATACAGTCGTCGCAACAAGGTATTCCCTTGATTAAATTATCTGCAGTCATACTACAAAATTCACAATTCTTTAATTTCTTTATTGAGGCCTCAATATATCTATGAGTCTTACTTTCATAAACTAACTCTCCATTTATTTTTTTCTCACCGCATTCCTTACAAAACGCATTGAAAGATGTTCCCCAATAATCCTCCCCTATTTTAATTACTTTAGCACATGCAGTGCATACGTGTTCTTTCTTACCTGTTAACATTCTCAATCTACTTCACCTCTATTTGCTAATCGGGCCTCACACCATCTTAATGCAAACCAATCTGCAAAGTCTTGTACTGCTTGCATATCCGCTAATGGTTTCTGGTTTCCATTTTCTTCTTCATAATCAGTTACTATCTCATCCATAGCAGTAACTGCAGCCATTTTTGGTCCATTATCTTCTACGGTCTTTACAGATATACCCATTTCTACTATCCAATCTATCATTCTAATGGTTCCTCTCCTTTTGTGTATCCTTTTTTCTTAAGCCAATTTTCATACCAAGGATGGTGTTTTTTCATTCTAGCTTACTCTCTATTAAATTCCTACAGTCTAAACATCGTTTCGATAATTCATTATAGTTCTCATCAACATTTACTTTGCCTTTTTCAAATTTTTCAAAGTCAGGAAGAGGCGATTGATGTCTCAAGCCACGTTTAAGCATTTCATTAACAATTGCTTTGTGGCGCAAATTAATATTATGTACTTCAACTAGCCCATTTTTAGCATAGCCTGTTAAAGTTACTGAAGGATGAGGCGATCGTTTAATAGTCCCTACAAACATATGCAATTCAACATGCTCTCCTAAAAGATGTTGTTGACACATATATTCTGGATCAACCATCCACATTCTCATTTAACTAAAACCTCCAAACTAAAACCATAAATAAATATATATCTCATTTCTCTTACACAATGCTCACATTCACACAAACCTCGATACCTCATTCTTCATTCTCCGGATTATTTAAATCAACAAACTTTGGTACATAATCTATTATAATAGCATCATCAGGCAATGTATCTTCTCTTACCTCTTTTTCTTTCTTCTCTGGCTTCCATATCTTCATCCCATATTTCTCACTAACTTTCTTAGCTGCCCACCACTTTCGAACTTTCGGTCGTGTCTTATAAGGTAACTTTGTAATAATAACTTCGTGCCCTTCATCACTGTGTTGATTTAAAGTCTTATCATCGCAATTAACTCCACATCTGATGCACCTACCGTAGTACTTCTCTGCTTTGTCATCTAGAATTTTTCCCATAATATATATATAAAGGCGTTTATATATAACTATTTTGGCTTTTTGTGGCGTTGGCTCTTATGTCTCAGGTTTGAAACTTTCCATACATTTGGCACATTCTTGCCATTCCCAATCTTTAGGCATTAAATCTCTACAATGCTTACAGACAGGATATTCATGTTCTTCATTTGCATTTGTTACATTCATAATCATAAAAGGTCTCAGCGGGAATTCCTCCTACCCTAACCGGACCGAGACCTGTTACTTCATCGAGGTATCAACGTGCAGTGCTTACAGTGGGCCTTTCAACTCGTGTGAGTCGAGGTACGCTTGTACTAGATATCGTGCAGGGACGTGATGAAGCCTGCTATCGTATTAATCCGATAACTATAAAGAGAAAAGACCCATTATGATCAATAATGGGCCTGTTATAGATACTTATTAACTACGTGAGGAGAGATGTGTCGCCAGGGACCCGAAGGTGTAGGAGGGACATGTGCACTCGTGAGAAGTTAAGTACCTACCTGTTATACCGTATACGTGATAACTGTAAAAAAAAAAGAGGTCCAAAGAGTTTGCACCGGGCGTCAAGAGTTACTGGAACTCCCTATGAATGACGTTATACAAGACCAAATTGAGTTGCCCGTTTATGCGTCTTTGGATTTCTTCTTTGTTGTTTTTGGGACTGACCATCTATAGTAGGTTTTAGTGTCTCTTCTACCTTGTTCGATCTTGCCCTCGCTCATCAGCTTATTCAAGACATTTCTTGTATAAACCTCGCTCACATGAGACTCTGAAGATATGGTCTTAACAGAGGCCCATAATTGTGGACTTTCGGCTGACAAGGTTTGTAAGCATTTGATCACTCGTTCTTTCGATGATCCTACTGAGATGCTATCAAAGTCCTCGATTGACCTTGCTTCCACAAGGTCTCGATTAATCTTTTCTTCCATACGATATATATATCGTGGCGTTTAAATATAAAGTTATTGGCTTTATTTCGCGTTAGGACGTTTGTTGTATAAGCTGTGGTGCATCCATAACATACTCTTTACCACATCTACCACATACAACTTGTGCATTGTATTTAGGGAAGTGGTTAGGTGTATTACAATGATCGCAAACTTGCTTCCATTTTACTGTCCACCCTTCTCTCTCTAGCACAACGGACTTTATAATCATCTCGTTGATTTTTTTGCTACTCATACTTTACTCCGTTCACTGAAACTGAAACTGGTTTTTGTAGTTTCAGAAGATCATCTATACTCACTTCATCACCACGACCAATTCTTGTAATAATTTGTGTATACTTGACATCTAGTTTGTCTAGATCATCTGTGGCATACCATAACCACAATTGCTTGTTGATTGCTAATACACCTGCATACTTGTTTGGAAATTCTTTCTTCGCTGCTTTGTATTTACGAGGTAATGAATTACCCATAGTTTGTAAATTGATCATTGCGAACTCTAATTTCATAAAGCCAATATCGAATTCAGTGTATCTAATTATCTCATCAACTTTTTTGTCCATTCCACAAGTTAAACCTCCGCTTACCTTTACTACTGGCAGGACGTGTTCTAAGTCTTGTCCCACAACACGGACAAAATGCTCCTTCCCATAAGATAAATATCCCACAGGAACTACATCTTTTTCTTCCGTCACCATAGTTGAAGTCTCCCTTGTATCGTTGGTATGATTTGTGTTTTAAACAAATCCCATTGCATGTTTGTACTTTCATTTTCTTTTATGTGTTTCCTTGACATGATTTATAACCTCTTTAAAGTTCTTAAAGTCTCCTTTACCACAATGTATACAATGTGTAATGTCATAGGGAGGCATTCGTCAATTACGATTTGGTGAATTCCTTTAATGACCTTATAGGGCGACCACTTACAGAGGTCTTATTAACATATAATGAACGGTGTTTACCGCGAGGTTTCGAACGTAACCTTCTATGACAACATATGCAATAGAAGGTTTTCCAAGTATCTTTAGGATCAAACCATTTACTGCATCCTTTGCAATACCAAAGTCTCTCATAGATTCTCTGATACCCATTATGTTTACCTGGCACACGGTCAGCACGCTGTGCATAACGCGCACACACGCCATGACATAGATACAAGTTAGTTCTTAAACTCCTTGTACGGATGTGTACTCTTCTTTTGCAATTCTATTTGTTCGTCGTGGTGTGCTCTACAAAAGTTCACTTTAGCTTTAACATCTTCAAAGATCCCTTTCTCTTTTTCCACTCGAACTATTGCTTCAACTACTATGTCTGTAGGTGCTTCACAACCTACTGCGTCACAGGTCAATAGTCGTCCTCCTCTTCTTCATCATCACTGCCAAAGTCAATTGTCAATGTTCTAATTCTACTACCTTCGTATGTGGCGTATACTGGATATGAACCGTCGCCATATAAAGTATCACATACAATACCAGATTGATATTCGTGGAAGTTTTTCTTCATTTCGCTTGTATTCTCTGGAACATACCCTCTAATTTTAAGTAGCTGGTTATAATTCACAGTGTGTCGTTTAGGTACTTCTTCCATACATCCTGTATCTTCGTTGAGGACTTCTTCCATTTCTCTCTCCTCATCCGGTAGAACGTAACACGGATCAATGATCATTATCTGACCACTATCAACTGCACATTCGCCTATTTTTTGTCCATCATGCATCATTATCACCTCCTAGTTCTCGCATTACCCATAGGAAATCTAAACAAGGTTCTATTTCTAACTTTGTATTCCTATGCCTGCTAAAATTGTCATGAGTGTGACCCCACAGTGAAAAACTATTCAATTCAAAGTCTAACGTATCATGCATAAACTTTACTATATCTTCCCATTCGTGACCATATATATTAATATGTGCTGGGTTACGCTCTTTAGTATAATCCCAATTCTTTTCAATTATACGTACGCTCATATAGTAATCATCTTCTCTATCGTAATGAGGATGTACATCTCTGCCTCGTATAAGCCTGCAAGCAAAATCATATGTGAGATTATGACGTTCAGTGTTCTGGTATGGATTATGTCGACTTAGTATTTCTGCTAATCCTCTAGCTACATACTCGGCGAATTCATCATCTTCCTCCCATGTAACTTTCCATTTACTGCCTTCACCTAATTCAGTCATTGTCATTGTACTCCCTAGCTAATTCTCCTATATCGTCTACGTGTATTAAATCGTCATCTTCAAACTCTTCACTACAGTGTGGACATTTTATTACTGCCATCTAATCACCTCCCTCCATTGTAACATTATCTTCGTTGATTTCTAAAATGAACTGTCCCATTTGTTCACTAGTAAGTTCTCCTGCAGCTTCGACACCCAATGTAGAACGTATCATAGCAGTTGCAAACTTACCAGCAACAGTAGGTCCTAACAAAATTTGAAATGCTGCATCCCGTTTCCAGGCATCCCAAATCTTACCCATACCTTTACGAGGTACAGTATTTTCAGAGAACACCATATGATCTACGGCCTGCTCTTCTAACTCACAGTACTGACATATTTCAGTCTTGTTATCTCTACGAGAGAGAATATTTTTTGTTTCATTTTTATTACATCTAGTACATATCATCATCGGTGTTCATCCTCATAATCTCTAATTGAATTGTTATCAACAACTCCTATTCCGTCATCTTCGTAGGTATATTTTAATTTACCTTCACGTTTAGCTTTAATTGATTCAACTATTCTATCTGTTAGTTCACTAATACCTTGTTCTAGTTGGTCCATAAAAACTATTGTAGTTTGTGCTTGTAATAGTTCCACGTCATCTAATATAACTGTAAGCATTAGTGTGTGTTGTTCTTTGTTTTCCATTCTATCAATTCTAAATTCTTCAGTCAATATTCATCATCTCTATCTTCTGGTTCGTATTCAGCTAATTCGAATGTTTTGCATTCGCACTTGTTGCATTTCTCAGACCAATTAGTTTCTTGATTACCTTCATCATGCCACTCTAAAGTATGACCACATATGCACGGATCATCATCTTCTAAATGTTCTACATAACGTTCTGCATAAGGAGAATCTCTGTCTCCATATTCTCTACCTACCATCGTTCTTCGTTATTAGTCTCCGCATGGTGCCATTCGAAAAATGCAGGAAGCTCATTAACATAATGCCATGGCTTTTCTAAGAAAGCATACAAATCTTTTAACCCGTGCATGTCTCCCCAGTACTCTGCAAAGCGTCGTAAGTATTCATAATCATCAAAGAAAGTATGATCTAGTATGTGTCGGAAACCACATATCTTACACCTGTGATCTGAAGGCTTACCATCCGACAATGTGTTTACTCCCGAAGAATGTAGCTGATTGTGCGTCACGTTGATCTTCAAATACATTTGCACAGGCATAACATTCTCCATCATAACATGCCATGCATAATTCGTTACCGCATCTATCACAATGCTCATGCCACTCGCATAAGTTACCTTGGCACATAAACTGAAAGTGCATCTTGACTCCGCACTTTTTATCTACACAATGGGCCAATTCCCATCCTGGAACAACTTTACCATTATATTCCATCCACTCATCTTTAGGTGTAGATATCCATTCACAGTCTGCCCCACACTTGTAACATCCTTCTTTCTTGATCTTAACGAATCTCTTGGGCTTCTCTGCCTTTAAATCTTCATATATTTTCCACCAGTTAATTTTTTTCATATCGGCATATCTCCTTTATCATCACTCTCTAACCATTTGTTTACTTGAGGACTACTCATAACAAAATGCATTCCTCTATAAATTGTCCATCCTCTCTCTTGACAAATTGTGTCTATATATTGTAACCCTGTTTTTAATTCATGATCATATTGTGCTAACATAATTACGTGATCAACATTCTCTTTGAATTCACTATTGTCCCATGGATCTATATTGTCGTTCATATTAATCCAAACGTTCCTATTATACACGCAGCCCCGAATATCCCAAGTATTGCCCAACCTAGTTGTTGTTTAAATTCTGCCTTTGATTTTTCTAAGTCAGCATTTTTAATATCTCTATTTAGATAGTCTATGTACTTGTCTTTCTTTAATCTCTTTAATTTAACCTTAGGCTCTTTTCCATCTAGTGATGGCTCAGAACCTGCATGATGAGTTTCTCTTCTTCTAATATGGTGTGGCTCTGTTAGTTTTAACCATTGTGGTGAATAAAACATTGCTTGCCCTTTACCGAATCTCTTTATCTTATTCATAATTTCTTTCCTACCTTTACTATCTATGCCATCATCATCTAATAATTCCTTCACACTTTCCAGGTCTCTATTGGCTTGCATATTCAATATTATATTTAAGTCAGCTTGTGAAAGAATATTTTTATGGAGGATTGAGGCTCTCTGAGTAATAGACGTAACGCCGATGCCTCTGCCTCTACCTCTTCTTACAAGATTATCAATAGCTTTAAATGATGCTTTTCCTTCTTTTCCTCCACCCGTTTGTGGCGCAAAAACATCTGTCTCTTCAATAATTACATGAAGTGGTTTTCTATTTTTCTGATAAAGTTCATTAACAAATTCTGTTACAAATTCTCTCTGCGTATCTTGATCCCAATGACTCACATCTATCAGAATAGATTTTTTTAGATCGACTATCAAGTTCGCTAGCTTTGGCCCGTCTCCCATTTCGATATCAATATCACCGTGATCTCCTCCGAAGATTGGAATAGAATATAATTCTCTAAGACCCCAATGAGCTCCCATAGGATCTATTACCACAAATGGATAATCATTCTTTGCTAGTTCTTCTTCTAACACACCTGCCAGATAAGATTTACCTGCACCTCTCTTAGCGAGGATGTTTATGCATTTAGTGATTGTATTGGGAGGTAAACTTATTGTACCTAAATGTAACTCTGGTAATTGTTTACTCATCTATTTTTCGTCCCCAGTATAAATAAATTAAACATTTTGTAGCTATAAGTTCTTCTATATTTTCTTTACGGTGCATTCCAGATGCTTCTTTACATATTGCACCTTCATCATTGAGCTGAACATAACGTCTTAAAAAGTTTGATATATGTCCATCTATCTCATCTATCTCTTCAGGTGTACATTTTTCTAACAAGTCATGTAACTCTTCTGGTTTTAATGGTGCTACTCTGTGTAACACATCTTCTATATTCATTTATCCAGCTTCTCCACTACCAATGATAATAGTTTGTTCATTCGTTTAAGTTCAAGTAAAATATTATGAATGTCTGCATAGTAATCTACTTCATATCCTGTAACCATTACTTATATCCCTCCAACTGACATACTCCACATACGGACTTTCCTCTGATATCTTCGCAAAAGTTCCCTTCGCCCTGACAAACATCACAAATTTTCCTTTTGATTTTAAATGGTAATAATATAGCTTGGAATTGTACTGCGGTTATCTTCTCCGCCAAGTAATCAGCAGTTGCTTGTTTGATTATATCGTTATCACTTGTCAAGTTTCCATTCTCCTGGTTTGATCACAAAGTCTTCTTTCAAAACTAATCCTCTGAACATTTTAGCAACTAATCTTTCTAGTGTTTCTAATCGTTCGATAATATCTTCCATTGAATTCTCCTCAGCCATCATTAACTTCTCCTTCTGGTCGTAATCTAAAGTAAGCACTATGTCCTTGTTTTCTCTTCTCAATTATCCTTACGTAATTAAGTGCTTCACATATCTTTAATGCGTAAGTTCTATGAAAGTTTAAGCCCTCAGCTAACATAGTTGGTGTAAACCATTTAGTTGGATACCGTTGGAATATAGTTAATACCTGATTGCGATAACCTTTAGGTAATATATCTACTCCTACTCTATCAAAGTAATCTACTTTTTTCTTATCGCTCATTGTCCCACTCCTTTAATCTTTCTATTGTAACTAGTAGTCTGTCTTGTTTTAATTGTTCAATAGTGTTATGACATTCCTCGTTAGATTTTCTTAATCTCCTAGTCTCACTTTGTAGTAGTTCTACTAATCGTAACAAGTCCATAATGTCTGCATGTGATAATCCTCGTTCATCTGTTTGCATCATCGTAATATTAACTCCTTATGTTTTATAAAGCATTGTTTACAAATATCATTTCTCTCTCCAGTGGTAATACTAATATATGTTACGCCACCATCCCAATGTCCCATACTGTCTTTCTTACAAAGTACACAAGTCATTCTTCTATGTTCTCCAATTGTTTCATAATATATTCTTTGTCCAGCATTGGTATATCATTCTCTATACAACTCTTCACTGCCATTATATGTTTGCAATCGCCATCATTACCTCGATACTGAAAATCATAACAAGAACATTGCCATTTCTCATCTGTCATTCTCACATCGTAATAAGTTTTAGAACTTTCCCCATAGACTTTAAAGATATTAATCAGTTTGCCTTCTGTGTAAATGATTGGAACTGGCATTTCATTATAAGTTTTTCCTGCTGCTTCTTTGAAATGCTTAGTATGTTTCTTAACTATCTTCTCTGCTTTGTGTTGACGACTTGAACCTCTAACTTTAGAACTAACACTATCAGCTGGCAACTCTTCTACACCCATATTCTCAAACATTCTAACATACTTACTTGTACTTTTTTCCATCCTGTCTCCACCTTTCTAAACTTTCTGAACCAAAATTAGCTATATCTCCCGTCACACCTAATAGTAATACTACGACAGACATGCCTAACAAAAATCCTCCTATGACCCAATTTACAAACAAAAGTACAATCCCTGCTACGAATAAGACTATCGGTCCAATTGCTAATACGTAGTTTCTCATGCTCATTTTTCTTCTTTGTCACCATGATATATATATCTTGGCGCGCGAATATAACTTCTTTGGCGTTTGAAGTCTCTTGTTAAAAACAAAGAGGGATGCCTCCGAAGAGGACTTTTTCGTGAACTTACAATAGTGTGTGTCTCGTCTATTGTCCAGCCCATTTGTAGTAAGATGTTCTACCTGACTTTACCTTTTCCAATATGTTATCTCCGACGAGTTTTTTCAACACGTTGTTGATATATGGATTGGAGTAGCCAGTTTTGTCTCCATGCTCTTGGTCGCTGAGGTTGTCACGAAAATCTCTCTGTGTAAAGAACTTCTCTGGGAATGCTTCGCACACTTCCATGATGGTACTTCTCACAGACATTAGATTTTCTGGCGTATCCTCAATTCCAACGTTCTGGAATCTTGCTACGATTGAATCTTTGCTTTCTGAAGCCATTTTCGCTCTAATATAATTACCACTTTATAATATATAAACTTAATTCCCCAAAACACCTTTGGTGAAGGGGGGGAACATAATTAAGAACTGTTAAAGAACAACTCTATCTCTCTCTCTCTATCTCACACCCCGTACGTACACTGTTCGCGCAGCGGCTAGTTTTGGAACTTAAAAGAACAGCGCCATGTAATGGTCCAGTACGGTAACTTCAAAAGAACACAATGACAGCCAAAGGAGTCCACTGAGGAGCAATTAAATCAAAAAAAAATAGGGAGGAATTAGATATGACAGTCTATTCCAATCAAAGCGTACTCTCTATACTTTCTGAGTAAGCTTATTACCTCGTCTTTCCAGACATTAGGCTCTTTAGGTTTGTCCATAACGCCGAAATACAATGGTCTACCTTCTTCTAACCATTCACCTTCAGGAGTTACAATAGCTGAAGGAAGGAATGTTTTCTCATCGTCTTCGAGTGTCCTCAAGTAGTATCTGCACATCACATAGTTTGCGTTGACATCTTCTTCAGGAGGACTCTCTATGTTTTTGATTCTTCCATTCCATCTTCCACCAATTACCCACCAGTCCCACTTTGATTGTGGATTGTACGTTGTTCTATAAGTACCTTTTCCAGAACATGATGGGCACTCTTCACCTTTCTCTTTGAAAGTTTCTGCAGGCGCTTTAGCTTTTACAACATCTTCTCCGAATGGAGGTTTGAAGTGTATTGCATCTTGACACCAACATGATCGTTCGTATTCCTCTACTTCGATTCTTTCATCGAATGGTTTGATGGCATCTGTGATGGCTGAATGTACATATTCAGTTTCCATTGGAATGATTATTCCTACTGGATAGTGAGTCATTGTACTGTCTCCACTAGATGATCTTCAGACTTGACAAAGTCAGGAAGTTCTTCGTAGATATGTGCTAGTCCTTGGATGTGACCCATTGCGAATTCATACTCTTCCTCGCTTATCGCTCCAAGTATTTGATTCCATTTGGTGCACCTACTCAAATCTTCAATGAATGCTTTGCACATTCTATTATCGATCTTCAACGTTGTCGTCCTCCAATGCTTGTGTGGGCTTTGATGTTTTGTTCTGCATATACATGATATAAGAAATCTCCTGTGACTTCCAATTTGAAAGCTAGTTTGTTTACTATATCTCTTGGTATCTCTACTCCGATATATGCTGCACCACTATGATTTACTGTAGGTAATGTGACGTCAATAACTTGATAGTTATCTTTCTTCACTAGCCAAGAATGTGCCATAGCGATATATGGTGATTCTTTTGCTATGACATATCCTTCATAGTAGTAGTGCTCTCCTGTAATGTCTGCGTGGAAACAATTTTGGTAACAATGCTTTGGTATGCAACGATATCGTTCTATAAGCTTCTTTGATGTTATCAAATCGACATCTCTGAATACCTTTGAATGGTGTACGAACCATCTGTATGCATCTTGTGAGTCATGTGCTCTCAGTAATTGTTCTACTGTTGGATATAAAGGCATATCAAGGAGCTCTTCGACCTCTTGTAGTTGTCTATTCAAGGCCATTGTTTTAGACCTCCCTTCATGCCTTTGACCATATTTGCTAACTTGTCACTCCAGGTTTGTGTGAATACATCATCCATTTCTACCCATTTGGCTCCATAGTAGACATTGATTTGCATACTATTTTCATCGTTTGGTACGACTTGAACCTTTAATGGAACTTTTGGTGGTGCTGTCATGTTTTCGTCTAAGAAGTCTTCTGCCATGATAAATCCAGTTTCGATTCGAGTCTCTAATAACATCTGTTCTGTTACCAGGCTAGATGTTATATAAAAGTACTCTTGGTCTTCTTCGATTCTCATGTCGACAAAGTCTTGACCATATATCTTGGTCATGTTCTCTGTTAGTTTTTCTTTGATGTTACTGTTCATTGTCCTACAATCCTTATGTGATAAAGTTTCTCATACACGTGGTATGGCATCTCTTTACTTGCACACATACGTCTTATTGTGGTTGCATCGGTAATACCTGCTTGTTTACATAATCGACCTTTATCGCTTGGCCATCCATTCTTCCATTCTCTTAGTAATGCCCTGACGGCCTTCTGCAAGTCTGTTAATCTTGTGCCAGGTCGATACGTCGGGTATTCTTTAGGAAGTGGTACGACATAGGCTGAAGGGTTACCACATCTATTGCACTTAATAGGTATGTTCTCTATCCAACCATATTCGATATCCGCTCGATCATGTTCAAGGTATTCACATTTCCTGTCAATACAAAACACATCTCGTTTCTCGTTCGGCGTCGTGGTTTCATTCATAGTCATTAAATAATATATAGTTACATCATATATAAATTTTTTTCTACAAATGCCATTAGGATTAGGGGGGAGCACATTTTGGAAGTTTTTAGGTACAGCCATTGTATTGTAGCGGACCAGTTGCCCACATGGGAGCCAATGGATTACATTGTCGGAACTGCGGCAAAGACCAGACCAGGAGCAACGCTCAGTAAAAAAAAGGACGGATACCGTCAGTATGTGAACTGAACGGATATTTTTGGATCGTTGTGACCGAATCTTTCTGGATACCACCATTGCTCGTGATCTTCCATACAGACCACGTCAGACAAATGTTCCTGTCTGAAGTTTTCTGATGCTGTGTGACCACCTTGTTCTCTGAGATTACTTTTCGTGAAGCGTCGGATCATCTTGACGATCTCCTCTACTTTCTCGATTGGAAACTCATCGCTTGGGAATGAGATTACAATGGTTGTCTTTCTCATATTGGTCATTCTTCATCGGTCCTGAAGAGTAATAGATACTCTCCTAAGTTGGTGAACACGTGTGCTCTCTGTCTTAGACTGCCTACCTCGGACTGTGAGAAATGTTTGCCCATTGCGACCAATTCTTCTCCATATAGTTTCGCAAACAGGTTGAGATTGCGTTGCATATCTGGTGATAGACCTTGACCGAATCGACGTTTCGTATACTCTCTCAAGTTGTTTGGAGTGGCTGGTTTGCCAAACATTATACTAGCTCCTCCATGAACTGAATCATCTTATCAAGTTCTTCTTGGTCATCTTTCTTTCCGACATATTCATTTCTGATACGTCTGAGTACTGTTGACCAGTGACCGGACTTGATATGTTCGACCCAGTATGGCATGCCTGTGTCTGCATTGATTGTTGGTGTGTTACTTTGTGGTGACCATTGAAGACTATCTTGTGTCTTCTCTGGTTCTTCTGCTGTGTGAACAATAACTGGATTGTCTTGTGTGCTTTGTGGTATCTGTGATACGCCATGCACTTCTGCATCCTGTTCTGCTAACTCATCTCTGAGTTTGTCTTCTTCGTAAGGCATTGTTACCATTCCTCTCCGTCTTGATTGAACTCGTCATAGTAGAACTCTGGACCTTCTTCTCCATGATGAACCCGTTGGTGATAAGGACATACTGTCTCACCTTGCCAGGTGTCTGGTTTAACATATCCATGTTGACCACAGTAGTACGTATTCTGTCCATGTGGTTGTTCTGACACTCGACTGGTTGGGTCAATGTCATTAGGATCCATGTTAATTTCTTGGATTTTTCGTCCACAGTCTGGGCAACAAAGATCGCCTAAGGAGTCCATTGAACTTCTTAGTTTTTCGTCGTTCCAGTATTGTTCTACTAAAGCCTCGAGATTGTCGTGGTAGCATTTAGACTGCTTCGGTTCTGTGCTTTCATTCATAGTCATTAATATATATATAACTTAGTTAAATATAAAGCTTGATTCCGAACATACCAATCGAGTCAGACTAAGCCAAACAAAAGGCGAACAAGGAGCCAAGTGCGGCTTTGCTCTACGCTCGCTAAGGGTTGTTTTGTTTGAACAAATGATTTATATATCACAAAAATATATATATATTAAGAATGAAACAGACGATTACAATGAGCGATACATGGTTCGAGACGATCGAAGCATTAAGTATCGTACAAAAGGCAAAAGAAGACATAGAGTGGGACTTGCAGCACTATAAAGGCCAAGAGCTCAAGGACAGGATCTTTGAGATTGCTGATATAGAGCTATCAAATGCATTAGCTTCAATAACAAAGCTAATCATACGCAGTCAAGATCTGGAGCGATATAAGGCAAAATGACCGCAAAGTTTCCAGAAGCACTCAAGGTCTATACTAATGCGCTCAGACACGCATATGTCAATGTCGGAGCAATAGATAGGCAAACAGAGGATGAGAAAAAAGAAGGCTTTCATAGGCTAGACATAACAGTTATGATGCTGTCAGAATTCGGTCACGAAGTAACAGTGAACGATGACGGAACATACGTTGTCAAAGCAGGAAAGCACTTTAATCTCTCCTAAGTCTCTTTTTTTTTTGATCATCTCTGTACTTTTGGAAGTTTTCAAAAACTGCCCATGTATTGGAGTTGGTCATTTTT